TAGCGGAAAGGTCGGCACCTGCAACGAGGGTGACCTTTACCGAGTAATTGGAGATTTCGTATGCCATGTTTTAGGCACCTTTCTCGGATAGGTATTGGCTGTAAAGGTCAGGGTTTTTTGTTGCAACATCAGCCAACGCCTGTGCGAATGACTTTGCTACACCCTCATCAACGGCAGACTTAGCAAGCGTAGTCATACGCTCATAAGCATTGCCTGATTTGAAGTCCGCAGATTTGCCGATTTCTGCAAAAATATGTGCTGACTCTGCCTGTGCATTTACTGAAGAGAGAACCTCTTCGAATGACTTGGCTAGGTCGGCGTCTGCAAGAGCCAAACGACGGAGCGCTGGTCCTACGATGTTTGCATCGAGATTGAGGTTTTCCCAACCCTTTGCTTTTTCAATTGCTTCTGCGTCAGCCTTGGCTTCGCGCTCTTTGCGAAGTTCCTCAGTTGCGTCAGCGGCTTGCTTGCGCAAGTCCTCTATCATCTTGACTACTGGAGCAGGAGCAGACTTCATAAAGTCCTCATCCTCGGTCTTTTCTGACTTTGGTTCTTTTTCCCCGTACATTTTGTCCATCTCAGACAATTTTGCTTCAAGGTCAGCAATCTTTTTCATTGCTTGTTCCATTGTCATCTCAGCCTTATCGACCTCGACCTCTTCTGTAGCCAAAGGTTTTACTTCATCCTGAGTATTTTCAGGCATGGATTCCTCCTTGGTGAGCGTTTCGTCCAAGACTCTCTGAACTTCAGATTCATCGGCTGATTTCATAACCAGCCAACCTTCATGTAGGTGTGCAGGGTGGTCTACTCCGCTGGTTTCTTCGATAGCAAGATTCACCATCTTACGAGTACGGTTTGCCAAAGTCACTCCTAACGAACAGAGGACGCATTTTAAGCATATGGCTTAAAAAACTATCCTCGGGTCTTGACGATAGAAGAATACCATAAGCCTAAATTTGACCTTTTTAGAGATTTAATAAAACCCTTGTTTTGGCTAGGGCATCAGGTAGATTGGTGGAAACAAACATTGCAAAAGGATTCTCATTAGCCCAAAATCGTGCAGTCCTAAAGTGAAAGTCGTTGTCGTCTATTTTTGTCCATACAAAAAAAGCCTGTGAGTCATTTGGTAACTCAACTTGTATTCCTGAATACCCTGGTGGGGTAGCAACCTTTTCAGTTTTTAGATTAAGCCCGTGAAGTATTTCAACTGTTGTATCAATGATTGTTTTCATTAGATATTTTTCTAGGCTTAATCTTTTTTAAGTGTTGAAACCTTATGCCCGACTTTAGTTTCAGTTGGCTTACCATCTCGGTACAACTGAATAAGAGCCGCTGGGTCATCTTCTTTTCCTTCGATTGTAAAACTTGAATCAGGAACATTTATTTTTCCGTCTGATACAACTCGAATTACTTTACCGCTTGCTCGACCACCTGATGAATTCCAAGAAACCATGTCGCCTGATGAGACAGAAAGAGCCTTTTTCATTGCATATGCCATATCGCGCATACCCTTTTCAATCATTCTTTTTGCATAACCATTAAGACCTTTAATTCCCTTTTGTTCTACCTGCTCTTTGAGCATCGCATACTCATCGTCTTTCATAGACTTGAGAGAACCTTTGCGTAATTCTTCGAGAATTTTAATATCTTTCATTTGGTTTCCTTTGGCTTCTTTTTCTTTGGATTCATAATTGTATCAACATGAACATCTGTAACAGTCGGGTCGCTCTTTTCCATGTCCACAAATAGGCGCTCGGCTCGTCCACCAATCGAATAACCAAGAATCTCTCCTGCTTGTACTTTCTCCCATGCCCATTCCTCCCAAATTACTCCTAGAAAAACTGTGTTTGCTGGATAGGTATGAGTGGTTTCCATTCCATCAACTGTTGTAATTGGAACTGTTAATTCATATGGGAATGACATAACTTCAACCCATTCACCTGCAACAACATCACGGTTATGTTGTAAGCGAATTCTACGGTCATCTGTTCGAACATAGTCCCACACGGCTCGCTGTAACTCTTCTGAATCTGTCCACTCTCCATGAGCATCAAGTTGGTCAGGAATGTACATGGCTCCAAGTGTGTAGCGTTTATCGTGTTCAGCCTTTGAAACTTTGTAAGCACCGCGAGTTGATTGTTCATCGCTTCCGTTTTTAGTAAAGGCTTGCCATTGTAAAGACTTCTTTGCTGGGGCATCTATGGCTTGACCCTCAAAACCGTTTTCCTTCGACCACTTACTAGAAATGGCTAAGGCTTCATCAGCATTAACCGATAGACGATAAACAGGCAACTCAGCGCCAGGGTTATCAAAAGCAAAAGCAACTGAAGCGCCCCATGTGTGGTGACCGTCTACCACAAAGCCATCCTTCGAAATAAGGATTCTCTCGCCCTTTGGAATCTCGCCCTTTTCTCTAAACTTTTCAAAGATTGCTCCTGAACGAGCAGAGGAGATTTCTTTCTGAATAGGCTTGAGAGTGGTTGGGTCTACCTTTTCCTTCTCGGATGTAATTCCATCGCTTTTCTCAATCTCTGCCAAGAAACGGTCACGCTCTTTACCAGGAATCTGTGGCATATCTTTGCGAGCAATACCCATACCTTCATCGCCAAACAACAGTGTGCCTTCAACGCTTAACTCTGTAAGGTCGGGATGGTCTGTGCGCTTTGCCGCTTTCATTAAGAAAGCAGAAACATTTTCCTTCTCAACCATCGGATGCTCGCCACGATTGATTGCGTCTGCGATTCCATCAGCCCAAGAGCCGTGAGTTTTTTGGTCATGCTGCCCTTGATTATGTTTAGAAACTTCTTCTTCTTTCTCAGCGCGAGCAACGAGTGACTCAGACCAAGCAAACCCAGCATCTCCGCCCCAAGCATCCCAAGCAACCCGCCCTGGTGAAGGAAAACCTTTTTCCCCTTGAGAAAATCCAACAGCGTTTTTATCTACTTCATGGCGAGAAAAGAAAGATTTCATTCGCTTCAAAGTTTCAAGAGAAACATTTTCTCCTGACGCCAATTGCGATGCACGGCGACGACCAACTGCTGTAAAGCCATCTCCTGCTTTACCCTCACCAATCCAATCAAGTGCGCGACGGGCTGCGTCTCGAACTGACTTTGGCGGCGTGTTATCTGCCTTAGCAAAACGCTCTATCTGAGCAAGGCGCTCGTCGGCTTTTTTCTTGGAAGTGTAGGTTCCGAACTTGCGCTTTCCTGTTGAATCGTAAACTGTGAACTTGCCATCTTCTTCACGAATTATTTTCTCAAAAGGGTCAAGCGGAATCTGAACTGGCTCAATACGCATCTCATAGCCGTTTGAGGTTAAGAAGGTTTGGACATTGCCTATGTTTGTTCCTGCCGACTTAATGACCTCTTGAATCATCTCTTGAGGCAAAGATGAGCCAAATGAGGTTAGGTCTACATCATCTATGGAATCGACAAGAATCTCGTAGTTGTCCCATTCATCAACTGGGCGCTCCATCTTGCGTCGAGCCATTTCGTTGAGAATTGTGTGGTGAACCTCGATAGTTGCTGGAGAGGTCTCAGACTTGTGGATACGCTCATGTAGCACTGTAAGTTCTTCAGCGCTAAGTGAGATTAACTTAGGAGCAATATCCGCCATGTTCTAAGAGTAGCGGATGGTATTACTACTCGGGTTTAATCTTTTCAAGTGCGGTTTGGGTCATTGCAATCAATTTGAGTTCAGACTCTACGGAAGGATTTTCGTCATCCTCCCAATCAGGATTTGATTGAAGCCATTCCCGATAGGTCGCCTGAATGATTTTAAGTTCTTCTGTCCTTTTGCTCATAGTTAATTATACCCTAGTTTATTTCTTTCCAACACTTGAGACAGGCTTTTCTCTTGGTGTGCCATCATAAACAAGCCCATCTCCGTCCATATCAATTGGACCTGATAAAAGATTTTGACCCTCGGCGGTAAGGATTTTCATGTATGGGATGTACTCCCCTCGAAGAAGTTCTTTACCTGACCAAGTAGTGTTTCCCACCCCATCTTTGAGTGGTCTGTCTGCGCCTAAAGATGCAAAATCTCTTGGTGTAGGAAAATCATCTTCCCTCATGTCCCTAATATTTCCATTACTGTCTGTCATTCGACTAAGAATCTCCCGCCCTTTTACTAAATCTTGAGCATAGAACGCTTTAGATTCTGCGGTGAATTCGGTAAGGTCATTATCAAGGTCATTTTGTCTTAACTCAAAAGCGCTGTTCAAAGTTTCAACAATGGAAGGTAGTTCATCTCGGTTCCAATCAAAACCACTATTAGCCCAATGTCTTGCTCCATCTTGTAAGCCAGCATTGAGGGTAATATGAGTCAAACCTTTTGCAATGTAATAATCCTCTGATTGCTGTAAGAATTTACCGCCAAAGCCAAGCCCCCGATATTCTTTATCAATTTTTAAGAATTTATGCTCAACGCTCCATGTGCCGTTTTCCTCATCTTTGGAAAAAACGCGAACAATATCTTCCGTACTGACAGCATTACCTTGGTCATCAATGATTACAGAATTTACTTGTATGTCATTACCTTGAATAAACACTTCACTAACTGATGAAGAAAGAGTAATTGTTTCTCCTTGACGGTCACCGTCTCTAAACTCAGCGGTTGTTTCGAGACCGTAAACATCTTGAAATGCCTCTTTCAAACTCTCACTTACTTCAGGGTCTTTGAGGGAGCCATAATCATTTTCTTGCGAAAAGTTTTCTAAAAAGTCGGGTTCTTGGTCAATGTATTCTTCTACTACTTGGTTTCTATAATCATCGTAATTAGCCAACTTGTCCTCTTCAGACATTGGCTCACCGTTTTGTTCTTCTAATTGTGTTATTAGATTATTGATTCTATCTTCTACTTCTTCATTGAGATAAGAATCATTGTCAATCATCATCATGGCTTTATCTCGGTCAATTTCACCGTCGCTACCTTCAAGAGCCTCATCTAATAAGTTGATTGTTGGTCCGCGGTCTTTGAACTCAGAGATGCGTTTTACATCTTCCTCGCTTCGACCCGTAGCCCATGAGCCATGAGTAGATTGGTCATGCTCTTGGTGCTTAAAAACAGGCTTTAATCCAGCCTGAAAGCGAATAATTTTAATCTTTTGAAATGTTGCTGGTACTTGCCAAAACTCAGCAGGAAGCAATGCAACCTTTTGGTCGGCGAACTGTTTGCCTCGATTATTGAAGAAAGAGTTTTGTCCGCGAGTTTCTGTTGTGAGCGCCGCTCTAGCGTTCTCTGTAAACATTTGAGAGTGATGTACCCAAGCCGCCTCTTCGCCATCTTGACCAAAGCCTCGACCAGTGGCAGCGTGTCCAAAGTAATCATGGACTGCACGGAATTTATCGTTTTGTAAATCACTAAAGAGTGGGTGAGCGCCAGTGCTTGCAGTTGCTAATACTTTTAGGTTACCTGTGCTTACATCTGCAAACATTTCTTTAGATGTCTTATATGGGTCATCAGCAACGAATTCGACCTTGACCCCAAGGGTCTTAGTCATGTAATCAAATTGTTCTTCTACTTCAGATGCTAGGGCTTCATATTCATCGACTGCATCTCTATCCATCTTCGGAAGAGTTTCATAAATATCAGCAATCTTTGATGCTCGTTCGCGGTTGGCTACGACCTTTGTGTAATCAATTGTGTCGTCAGGTTTTAAGCCTTTTTTGAAAGCATATTCTTTTGCACCATCTCGAGCGCCTTTGACTGAATCTTCAGGGTATCTATCTCCAGCCCAATTGCCATGAGTAGATTGGTCATGCTCTCCTTCACGATGCTTTTGGACTGTGTAACGCCCTAGGCAAACATGAGGAAACTTTACAGATTGCCCTCTATTGCCTGAAGGATTTCGTCCACGAAGGCGTCCGTCTCCTCTTCGTTCATCTCCTGAACTGGCTTGGGAGTCTCCACTAATACGGGCTTTGTTTGTTCGCTCATCGACTTCATCCTCCATGTAGATATACGAGTCATTAACGACATCGTAGATTGCTTTTTGGTCATTCTTGAAACCTGCTCGTACACCCTCTGAACGAGAACTGTATCTTCTTGAGACATCTAAGTAAAGTTTTCCTTGGTCTACCCATGCTCCAAAAAAACTGCCTTTGTTGTCTAACAACTCAGCGTGGTCTTGGACATAATCCTTGATAGCCGTTCTCAAACTCGCCCTAGATGCCTTTAGGGGCTCGAAATCGAGTGTCCTTTCGGCTCCTGAATCAGATGCCATAAAACCATCTTTAGGCGAGGTTTTAGTTCGCAGGTCGATGGTAAATCCTGGTGTTCTTTTCTCGCTTAACTTGTCAATGAGGCTAGTTATAGTTTTGCCTTCAAGTGTTTTAAGGTCATCGCCTACTACTAGGTTAGCCCAACTACCATGAGTTTTTTGGTCATGCGAACCATGTTTTTCCACAACAAGAGTAAGACCATTGCTTGAATCGTGTTGAAATTTTTCTAGGTTCATGACACAAACTCTACATCCCACACCTTGCCGCGCTGACCAACAACCTTAAATTTACTATTGCGAGGCATTAAAAATTCAGCCTCAGTAGTGTTTGGAGTCCATCCATACATGGGTTCGTGATAACCCGCAGGAAAGATTCCCTTAGTACCAGCGGGTAACTTCATGCGAAAGACTAACCCGTCGTAATAAGGTTGAGAGCCACCGAATTGTTGAGCAACTCCAGCATCAATTGTTGTGGATGTATAGCCTTTATCCTCATAAGTATCCCCGACTTTAAGATTTTCAAAAAACTTTAATCCGTTGCCTTTAACTCCTCTATACGCAACCAACTCTTCGCTCAATGCGGGAGCGGTCTCTATTGCTTTATCAAGCGAATTGACTGTTCCCATATATCCGTCATCGCTTATCTGAGGGTCGCGCAAAGCCTCATTCATGTCATAGCCTCCACGGCTTTCATAAAAACTTATTGCTGTTGAAAACTCAGGATGAGCCAACTCGGTAAATCCCGCGAGGCGTTGGCTAAATAGTTTCTCCATAAAATAAACTTCTTTGTCGGTCTCTGACTCAAAAACTTTTACCTCGTCTTTGAACCAATCGGCAAGATTCTCATAGTTACCTGAAGCCCAGTTACCGTGAGTCTTTTGGTCGTGGCTACCGTGTTTTTCAACATTTTTGGCTCGGGTTATCTCTACATTTTCAAGGATGGTCACGAATCTACTCATTTGTCTAACCTTTGAAAGACTGCGACATCCATAACATCATCTTTCCCCTCGTTTATTTTTTTATAGCCCATAAATTTTATGGAAGTTTCTCTTGGAAGTAAAACTTCTTTTTCGTTGTCAGCGGTAGATATATTGTCAAACAAATCTGAAACAGCATTTTTTACATAATCGACTGCTATACCTTTGCCTGTTTTAGATTCACTTGGCAAAATAATTGATGGTTTGTTGTCCGTTGTTCGAATTATCTGTAAATTTTGTAATACATCTAAACCTTCTTTACTTGTTATATCAACTCTAGTTGTAGACATAAAACCTTTGTCTGTTAATACATCTCCTTCTTCAAGAGTGTCTAGCACACTTTTATCAAAGACTCGATATAAATTTTTGTCGCCAAAAAGTTCAGGCGCTTCTTCTATAATTTTATCTATATCAGTGACTCTATTTTCTAGCATTTGACGGAACTGCTGGGCGTTAATGGAATCTTCTTCATTAGGGTTTCTATCAAATCTTCGTAAATAGCCATTTATTGCTGCATATCCATCTGCTGTGTAGTCATTCAAACTTCTTACTTCATCGCGAGAAATTCCAACTGGGTCTTTACTTCCATCAGTTTTAATTCCATATGTCTCAAAGTATGTGTTTTGGGCGTCCTCACCCTCGGTTTCTTCATTAAAGTTTCCAGTAGCCCAAGAACCATGGGTCTTTTGGTCATGCTGTTGGTGCTTTTTTACATTGCTCAAACTTTCCCATATTTTTTTTGCCTCATCTTTTGAATTTGGCATTTCGCTTTGTTGTTTCTGCGCACGACTTATTGCCTCCGCTAAAGTAAATCTTCCAACTTCTTTTAATTTTCCAAATCCTTGAGGACGCACAAAGAATCCTTGATTACCCGACTGGTCGCTGTAAAAATCCGCTTTTGTGTCCGATAATGGATTTTTAGTCCATGTCAATCCTGTTACATCGTATTCAATAACAGTCTCTCTACCTGTGGCGTAGTCTTGCCAAGTCTCAGGGTCTCCAACAAATAATCCTGACTCACTAGATGTACCACCAAGCCTATTTGTTGGTTTGTAATCAGGATTCAACTCAAATTCCTCATCTGCAATATGCCACGCTTTAGGTCTTAATCCATTTTGTGAAATCGCATTACTAAATTCTTCAAAAGTGTTAAATTGTTTTGCTTGGATTTGTAAGCCTCCAGTAGCCCAACTACCGTGGGATGACTGGTCGTGTTCTTGATGTTTGAATACTGGACGAAGCCCAGCCTCAAATTTAATTGTGAGGCTCATAATTTTCGCTCAGGAGGAAGAATCACCATTGTGCATCGGCAATTAGGGTGGACGATAGGAGCCTCAAGCCCGATAGAGAACAAACCATTCCAAGGAACGATTTCACCATCAAGGGGTGCGCAAATCTCGCAGGTGCGCTCATCAAGGGCTGTAACCCACATCTTTAAGGCACTAGGGTCTACAAACCCTGCTTTGTCAGCCTGTTTCCATCCTTCATAGCGTCCTTGATTTTGTGCAATCTGAATCTCCGTGCGAGCAATCATCACCGCTCTTTTACTTTGCAACTGGTCTGCATAAGCCGATGCACGAGTTTGAGAATTGCGTCGGGCTGTAGATTCTTTCTGACCTAATTTCATAAGCCGTGCCATCTCACGCTTTTCAAATTTAATGACCGCATCTGCCCACTTTGGATGAAGCCCAACAATATTCTTGATGCGCTTTGCTGTTGCTCGCACATCCAACTGCTCATTGAAAGCATCGACAATAATTCTGCGCACTGCGATGCGTGTTAATTCGTCAATGCTTTGAATCAACTGTCCAGCACGACTAGCGGCAAAGGCTAAAGAATCAGGGTTTGTCTTGTTAAAAGATAAATTAAATGTTGCCGTTGGAGGTGTAGGTCTTGCCCACGCTGGGATATTTGTAAAGTCCATGTTTGCCATCGGTGATTTGTTTGTAATCTTCACAGGCTTAGGTAAAAACGCAGGTAAGGCTAACTTTGGTGCAATAGATTGAATTTGTTGTACTGCCTCTTTGCCACCGATGTCGATTGACTCTAAGAGTGCGGTTTCAATAGATTTACGATTACCGCCGACTGTAATTGCATTGAGTAAACGATTAAGTGAATCAGGGTCAAGGCGCGAGATGATACGAGCCAACTCTTCAACTTTGATTGTATTCGTAGCCTTACGAATAGCATCATAGAGAACTCTTGCGAGCGCTACTTCTTCTGCCGTTAAAGGGTTACGACGGTTACCGTCCCTGCCGAAAAAGATTGGCATGGTATTAGTCCGTATCGCCGTCTAGCGGTTCGGCTCCTTCGGGACTTTCTAACTCATCTAAAGTAGAGGTCTCTTCTTCTTCAGGTGTCTCTTGCAAATTACCTTCAGGCATAGGAGGCATACCAAAGTTTGCTCCATCGTGTTCGGCTGGTGGTAATCCACTCAACTCACGAAGGTAATCTTCAAGGTTAGGGTCAGGCATCAATACACCTGCTCCAGCCAACTTGCTTACAAAGTCTGCAATCTCAGTCAAATCAACATGGCTTACTTCACCATATGTTAGGTAGGGAGCGCGTGATGCGTCCATGCCATTTAACTTTAATAAACGAGGAATCGCGTATTGATTCATTACTTCTGCGATATTTTTTGCAATCGAATCAACTGACATTGACCATAAATCCATCTTGGATGTACCTAGGGCATATGAGCCAACTCTGTCTGAACCAAGAAGAATAAAGTCAGAAAGAATCGACATTGCCATTCTTTGGTCGTAGCGTTGAATAATCTTGTCTGTATCGAACTGGCGTGAGCCACCTGATGACATTAACTGAAGGTCAAATAATTTATGTCCTGCATCATCGTAAATGGCTGGCATAACAATGCCTTCTTGCTCATTACGCTTAATAGATGTAACAATTTGTTGAATAGATGCAAGAACTGATGCTTGCTCAGGTGTTGCCGCTGAAGATAGGTACTCAGGTGGTACAAAGGCAACTGGCAGACCTGCTAGGTCGCGCTCGATACCAATGGCTTCAATCTCTTCAATGCGTCGCTTAAAGTAATAAGGGCGGTATGCGTTACGAAGAATGGAGCGACCTTCAGGGTTATTCTTTTGTGATGATGTTCGAAATAGTAAAGCCTTCTCAATTGGAATCTCATGGAAGCCACCCGTTGCTGGGTCTACTTGCTGGAAACCTTGGATACCGCCTTCTTCATCAAACATCCACTGGTAATAAGTCTCTTGCGCACGAATAGGCATCTTGCGCCATCCGATTTTGCCATCATCAAACTTAGATTTTGTTTTGTTATCGCGTGTATCTCCACCGCGTTTTTTGTAAACAATCTCGTGATATGAATAACCAAAGATAAGCATAGAAAGAATCTGAGACAAAGTTGAATCCCATGAATCGGACATATCGTGCAAACAAGATTCTACGAACTCTGCTGTTTCTTTATCTTGAGGATTTACTTCACCGTCTGCTGAATTATCTGAATATGGGTCTACACGCCATTCAAGACGAGTAATAACTTTCTCAATAGCAAAAAGCATTGAACCGATAGTTGGGTCATTGTCTGACATCTCACGATAAACGCGAGCGCCACGAACTCCACGGAGAACGGTAAGGAACTCTTCGTAGACCGTTCCACCTGTACGGCGTAAACCCGTAGAACCTAGTTCTTCGAGGTTAAGTTTTTCTGCCATGTCTGCCTCTCAACTACTCTTTGCTGGCTAATCCAACGACAATTTTTATTGCCTGTTCTTCATCAAACCCAGCCCTTTGCAACTCCATGAATAGTTCATGTGACTGCACGGCAAAGACTCCAAGAACAGAAATAACGCCATCGCCACTAGAGGTAAAGTCGTTATACACCTCACGATTATAGCGTGAAGTAAATTTAGCCCTTAGTAGCCGTCGAGGACAATCTCAAAACAATTTAGACGAAATGTTGCAAGGTCCATTGCAAACTTTTGCGCTAAAACTTTTGTGCCAGCCTGTGCGTATTCACGGTCCTCAAGTAATCCGCCAACTTGGTCAAAACGCTTAAAGATGACCTTGAAAGGCAATTCTTGTTCGCTAGTGGTCATGTGTACTTCTACATATTCCTTTGGAGCAATCTCCATTGAAACAAACGGGCGACCATCAGGTGAGACAACTGTTTTCGCGTTAGGAAGTTCCTTAACGAAAAAATCTGTCCATGCCATTTACTTACCCCCTTCAGAGTATTTACAACCCCTAGCATACAACATGGGTTAGAAAGGTGGCGCATCCTGAGAAAGTGGGACACTCCATGGGTCGAACTGAGATACCGCTGGAGGGTTGTAAGAGGCATCTGAGCGCTCTGTGACTGAAACGCTGTAATTGTGGCGCTTGAGGTCAGCACCGACATTCCATGCTGTGACCGTAATTTTTGAGCGCTTAGCCCCTGTGTTTTTATCTTCCCATGATTCTTGAACTGCTGTTCCTGAGACGATTACTGAAACACCTTTGCGAAGTGAATCGGCAACATTTTCTGCCGTCTTACCCCATGCCTTGATGTCCCAAAAAGTTGTATCTGTATTTTCCCAAGTTCCATCGGGTTTCTTCGATGACTTTGATGAAACTACTGTAAAGGTTGCTAGTGCTTTTGCGTTCTGAGTGAACTTTAGTTCAGGGTCAGCAACTAGGTTTCCTGTGATTGTGATTGGTGCGCTCATCGTTTGTGCCTCTCGTTCGTCATTGGTTTGGCTATTATGTTTAGTTTTATTCTCATTCTGCTTCGTTCTTTTGGTGTTGTTCCGCTCCATATGCCTTGAACTTGATAATGTAACGCATAGGTCAGACAATCTTGTTTGACTATGCACCCGCTACAAATCTTTTTAGCCTGACGATTTTCTTCCGTTAAAATGTTTTTCTCGGGAAAAAAATAATCAGTATCAATCCCCCAGCAACTCGCTCCCACAAATTCCCACGGCATCTTCAATTTCATCGTCTCCTACTGTAAGGCTGTTAGGGAAAGCATGGCTTAACTTAGCCAAAACTCTTCCATTACGCCATATTTTTCCTCCACAAACTCCATCAAAATAGTTTGCTCTTGGCAATACCCATTCATCGCACTCTTTCCAAAATGGACAAGACTTACAAATTTCTAGCGCTGGTCGAGCAAGGTCAATTTGATGTTGGTCAAAAAGCCAAGGGTCTAAATTGCGACAAGGCGCTTCATCAAGAAAAGAGATTAAACTCATGTTGTAATTGTGTCAGAAAACTTGTCTAATCTTGTGATTGAGAGTTTCTGCGTGTCGGTTCCCCAAAACGCTCTTCTAATAATTTTTTTAGAAGTTCTAATCTTTCTTTTTCAATCTTCTGATTCGTCAGAATTGTCTGCGAGTCCGATGTCATCATCACCTTCCCATGTGTCGAGTGCGTGATGTACTAAACCTTTAAGTCGCCAATCAGGATTTTCGTCATCGGCAAGTGTTAGCGTCCAATATTCTTTATCGCCTTCGCCCATCCATTCAGATACTAAAACCCAACCTGTACAAATTGCAGGGTCCAAAAAGGCGATGCGCCCCAGTTCTGCGAGCGCATCGTCAATTATTGAAGGTCTTTTACTTGCCTCACTCATAGGGTGAGGTTAATACCAAAAGTTTCTTTCCCAAAAGCGCCACGCCGAGCAAGGTGACCCGTAACGAGATTCGAGATAAATCAATCCTCGTTCAATTTGGCGTTCTACTGATGTATCAGGGTCTAGTCCAAGAATCTGCGGGATTCCTCCAGCATGAAGTTTTTCTTTTCCTTGATACACGGGTTGTTTGTTGTAAGCATTGGGACGCCAATTTGACTCTTTAGTCCACAAATCAATCAAACATTCCCATTGAGCAGGAGATGACCAACCGTATTGAGCGACTTGAGTTTTGGCGTATGCCTTGGCTGCTTCAGGGGTGCGCTCTACTAATACGGGCGCTTCCACGACTACTTCTTCAACCGCCTGAGCAACTGGGTCAGGTGGAATGTGGAAAGGATTTAATAAGATGAATCCAAGTACGAAAATTCCTACTGGAATCGGTTTAGATAGAACTTTTTCATAGAATCGCATAATCCTCCATAGTTCGGAGCAAACTCTTTGTCGCTACTGGATGTAGCGCTTCAATGTTGTCGGTATCTGACCGACCTCGCTTTTGAGGTGTAGGTGTTTTGCGAACCTGCATTAAAGGTATCAGACTCGGCTGAACAGATGTCAAGGACATTTATTAACTCATGTTAGGCGTTCGGTGGCGGAGCAGATAAGTCACGCTAGAGAGAGGACGGACGCGCAACAAAGCATCAACGCCACCGAACTATGGGTACCCGTAATGAATGGTACCTCATACCTATAGATTCACCCGCCAGCGAAAGGTCAAGACTGGCGGGTGAACTCTTATTTAGTCTAGGCGACTTCCAGCGTAAGCAGTGATTCCGTACTTATTTAGTACTTCAGCAAATGCTCCAGCAAACGCGCTCTTTCGGTCTACGCTTTGTCCGAATTCTTGAACCCAAATCTCATAACCGCCGTAGTAAGCCTTACTACCGACATCACGGGACTTTAAGTAATTCACGAAAGCACCTCGGGCTGGAGAAATGTTTACCCAAGCGAATCCGCACAATCCATCAAGGACATAAGTTGGCTTTGAATAATCAATGTCGTTTCCTAGTGGAGTAGTTGGTTCTCCAACTACAAACTTTGGAACTCCGACTGAATTGCCAGCCTTGAGACCAGCCTCATATGCTTCAACATAAATGTTGTGGCATTGATTCTTTGTTAAAACCTTTTTCTTTTCTGTCGTTTGAGTCATTACTTTGCCCCCTCTTGGTTTTTAATTTGTTGTTCTTGGCACTCTCCATAAAGTTTGTGATTTGTCTGACGGTTGATTACATAGGTTCCACACTCTTTGCAGATTGCTGCGTATCTTTCCATTTTGTTCCCCTCTCTAGGTTACAAAGAGAATATACACTACTGGGGTTTAGTAAACAAATCTATTCGAGCCTTGCGCCTAGCGTGTCTTTTGTCGGACTCTTCCGCTAACACCTTATTGAACTGCGCTCGCCGAATTGCCCTCAAGGAGCCTTCTGAGACCCGTAGAGGCTCTTTCTTGAGTAGGCGTGATAACAGACTCATTAAAACCACCGCCCAGTCTCTATTGACCCCACAATGCCGAATATAAGCAATAACCCGATGGCTATGAGTGAACCCTCGAAATTTTCTGCCCAGCGTCGTCCCTTGGCAGATAGACGAATTCCCTTGGTGGCTAATCTCTCTTCTATCATTACGCGCTCCTATCTTTGATTGGTCGAACTATTCCGTATTGCTCCATTGAAGCATCAACTTCGCACTTGAAGCAATAGGTTTTTCCTTTAATCATGGTTAGGCGATATTCGCCACCGCATATTAAACATTTCATGCTGTCCTCTTTTCTGCTTGTTTTTTCATCTTAGTTATTGCGGCGTACTCTTTGTAATCTTTAATTGGGTCTATATCGTCTCGAATCCAGTCACCTGAATTAACGGGATTGGCTTGAAAATCTGAAGTTAAATAAATCTCGTAATGCAAAGAATCACCTAACCACTCACAAGCATTTTCTAACCATTCAGGTGCATCATCTTCGTATTTAGCAGGTACGCTCTCTACGAATTGTCTAGCAGTTAAATCTATGATTGTTCCTGATGGTGTGTAACTGTAAATAAATCTCTCGCCATTTTCTTCGCCAATATCTGTGTAAACAGCCCAATGCTCTCTACCGCTGTACTCATAACCAGTAACTCTGATTAAACCAAGGTTATGTTTTTTGGCATAAGCACTTGATTGAATGAGGCATTGACCTAGCGCTTTAACTGGGTCTGTAATTCCCTTACTCATCAATTTCATCGATTCCCCCTCTTCTTGTACTTATTTTCCAAGATTTTCAACTGCTGGTCAAATGAAACGCCGTACTTCTCTGCAAGATTTTGGCAGATGATTTCATTGACCTGCTTTTTAGATTCCTGTGATTCAGGGTTATTTGAATTCAAAATCCAGTATTGATTGTTAAGCCATTCGGTAACCGCTGTTCTTTCTGTCTTGATTACCTCTGTGTACTTACCTTTTTTGAAGTAAAGAAACTCACCGCTCTTTGTTGGAGCGTTGGCTTTTTCCTTAGCGATTCGTGCAGCCTTTTTTGCATCTCTCTCAGCCTTGGCTTGAGCCTTAGCAATTTTGTCCGCTGTAACAATTCTTGATGGACGATTTAAGACCTCGGCTGGAGCGCTTGGGTAACAGATTGTGCAAGCATCTTGACCAGCATCCTCAACGATTGTGTTCTCATCGTCATTGCTGTACTGGATTAACCAGTTGTAACGGGTTGTATCAAAACAGGTATTGCAATCCATTGAACTGTGAACATGCCCATTGCTGTTGATTACCAAGAAGGCTCTTGTCCAAGGGTCTTGGTCGTAGATTGCATCTAACTTATTTATCTCGGATTGAATCGCCACTCTTTGCTTTTTTAATTCAGCAATCTTGTTTTGGATTTCTTCAACACGGCTTGGATAATGCTTCTCATAAAATGAGATTGAATCTTCTGCATCCAAAATTTTGCTAGTAACTGCCCAGCGCTTATCGTGCCAAGATGACAACTCAGTATCAATCTTGACTGCGAACTCTTTGGTGACCATTGCATCTCCTCTCGTATTTACAACCCCAGTTTAGCATAGATTCTCAAATTGGTACAATACGAGTCTGTCGTGTCCTTTGTGACCTCGGTTCAAAGGGTCGAAAAGTGCGCTTATCAAGGATTGTCGTAGTTTGTCTCCTCACCTTTGGCTGGCTCATGATTCCTTCAGACTCAGCATCGGCGAATGGCACTATTGCAGGGACAGTCGATGAAGGTGGGACTTTAACTCTCACCGCTCCACAGGGCTACAAAATTGGTGGGGTTCAGTTTGCCTCGTATGGAACGCCAGTTAATTATCAAATCGGTTCATGCCATGCGAGTAATTCAGCCGCCATGGTTGAAGCCGCTATAAGTAACGAATCATTAACAATTAGTGCAACTAACACAGTTTTTGGCGACCCTTGTTCGGGAACGGGGAAACGATTAAGCGTAATTCTTACAATCGAGCCACAAGTTGTTCAGCGCTCATTAGCCGCGCCAACAAATCTTCAAGGGCAGATAGACGGCTCAACAGCAACAGTTAATTGGAGCGCACCAGTAGAGGGCAATACTCCAGTTGAGCGATACGCAATTTTTTGGTCTTACGATAATTGGGCAAGTGGATGGGCTATTGCTTCAACGACCCTTAGTGCATCAATCTCGGGAATTCCCGAGGGAGCGCAAGTTCAAATAAAAGTCCGTGCAGATAATGATTCATTAGCGATTTATTCAAGTTGGTCAAACGAAATCAATTTACAAGCAACACCTACTCCGACTCCAACACCCAGCCCCAGCCCTTCTTCAGAGCCGACTCCTTCGCCGTCTCCGACATCTGAACCTTCTCCTTCTCCGAGCGCTGAGCCAACGCCGACTCCAACTGTTGAACCTTCACCCTCTCCCACACCAACGCCGACCGTAGAACCTCAGCCTCAGCCGACTCCTGAACCAACATCGGAACCATCGCCTTCACCGTCTCCAAGCCCTCAACCTTCACCAACTCCATCGCCTCAACTTCCATCGAGCCAGGAACCTGAGCCGACCACACCTGAACCCACACCTTCGCCATCTCCTACCCCAACTCCAGTTCCGTCACCTGAACCAAGTCTCGAACCAAGCCCTGCTCCGAGTCCAGTCGATACCCCTTCGGAAGAACCGATTCCCGAGCCTCTCCCTGAACCCATTGATGATTCCGAACAGAATTCAAATCCTGAAGAGTCACCTTTAGACGACCCTGATTCTGAGCCAACGCCTCTGCCTTCTGAAGAACCTCAAGAGGAACAGCCTGAAATCCCAGTCGATGAGAACCCGTCAAATCAAACAACTGAACAACTACCACTGGAAACCTCCGAAATCATTGATGAACTACTAACTGAAATTTTAGAAGATGGCAATGTTACACCCGCTGATTTTCAGGAAATATTAGACGCGCTTAACGAAGATGGAGAAATTACTCAAGATGAAGTAAACAATTTATCTGAGGCTCTATCGGCTGATGGAAAATTTACTGAAGCAGAGAAAGAACTTGTTGCCGAAGCACTTATTGAATCAGCCGAGGGTGAAGCCGTAACTGTTGAATCAATCGCCGAGGCTGGAATTACACTAGAGGATTTACCTCCCGAGCAACCTGTTGAAGTCCGTCAAGATGAAAATGGCAATGAGGTTGTTATTACAGCCGAAGTCGCCGTTGCTTTAGAATTACTTACATCGGCATCAGAGATTTTCTCAGCCATCTTTGAAAGTCCAGCACAATTACTCTTTGCTATCGGAAACCTTGGAGCAGATATGTCTCCTGAAGAACGCAAAGAAGCAAGTGAGACAATTATTGCCGCGACAATCGTTGGCAATATCGCTACAACTACAATTGCCGCATCAATAGGTGGCATTGGATATAGGAGACCAAATTGAAAAACTTTTTGAATGACATTATCGGACAAATATGGACGATGCTAGGAATGTTTGTTGCTTGGATTCTTGTTGATGGTATTGCTAAAAATATCGTTGGCTATGCAATCCTAATTACTTTTGGCGTTTGGGTTTTGACTTACCCTCTTCGTCGTCAGAAGGATTAAACTCCTCCGACTTAGCAAAGGGACTAAATGCTCCGTTGATTTCATCGAGAGTTAGTTTTCCGTCGTCAAGATATTCACGGGCAAGTCGCTCTGCAACTGAGGCGGCAGCCAATAGCCCTGCCATTGATAGGGCTACCCAAGTCTCAACTCCCATGATTGCTCCAGCACCTAGAGTGCCAAGGGCGCCGACAATAAATACCGCAACCATGCGACTCATAATGTTTTGGAACTTTTTCATGCGACAAGTCTAGCGGATACAATTTCCCGCTTTCTTGGCACTCTCGCTTTCTTAGATTTAGTCATCACCCGAACTCTCTTTTCATTGAAGGCGTTTGCCAATTTATCGGCGTCGGGCTTTCCAAGATACCTCGTAGTAAATTGAAGTAGGACATCGGCGAACTCTGCCCCATGGGATTCCCTGCCCCAAGTTATGTGATGGGCAATCTCATGAAGGATGATGAACTTATTTCGACCAGTTTTGTTTAATCGAATCAATCGAACAACTTCCCAATTTCGGTTTCTCATCGTGGCATGGTTTCCGCTACCAGCCTCGACGATTATCTTTGATGGGTAGACGCTCGCCCAAAATTCGTACTGCTTATGAAGTTTCTTAGTTTTCTGATGCGACAGAACTTGATTGACGAATTTCTGTGCCTCTTTAATTGTCATGACCTCGCCCTTGTCATAGAAGCCAGCAAGCCTCTGAGCGTCGTATAGGCGCTGTCTTTGACCGTCCCTAGGTTTTGTACCTGCCATGGGTTTTCCTTTCTCTCAAGACCCATTATACCAAATGGGGGTTTAGAAAGAATCCAAAACTTGAGTGACCTTGGCTCAACTTTTCCCCGACACGCCACGATTAGGTGCCTGAAACTGTCTTTGTTGATTCGATATACAACCCCAGTTGTGTTAGACTCGGTATGTCAGAAAGAACATCGTCAAAATTGGGAGGCATCATGAGTCTTGATTACAAAGGATTTGAGTGGGGAAACAGAATCACTTCTGATGAAGATTCAGTCGATAGATTCCTTCACGAAGGTTTAGTTGCTCAAGCACCATCTGTAGGCGATTTACATAGCGCCGCTGAATGGTTGGCAACTTATGGCGCTGAAAATGCCGAGGATGCTCAGGGCTGGGCGAATGTCGTCGCCTTCTTGATTCTGACTGCGGAATCCAAAGAAAACCGTTCAGCGCTTGCAAAGGCAAAAAAGAAGTTTGCCGAGGCTAACGGAATTCCCGTGTCGCAGGTAAGGATTAAAAAAGAGGCTGAGATTATCCGTGAGGGTTTGGCTTTAATTCCTGACAAGATAGATAACTAACCCCAGTTGTGTTATACTGGATATACAACCTAGAGAGAGGTCAAATAAATGAGTCAGGTAAAAGTAACTTGGAAGGCTTTCGGCGATAAGCCTGAGATTGGTCGCTTCGTAAGTTCTGTGGAATTTGAAACAGAGTTTGCAGTCGAGGACGCAAACAAGTTTTGTGAAGTTATTTTCCATGCAACAAACACATACTCAGGAAACTTATGGCAGATTATTCAGCCATTACTTTCTGAGACTCGCACTCACACATCAATCTCAATCGGTGACGAAATTGAAATCAACGGTCAGGTTTACATCTGCGCTGATTTTGGATTCGAGAAGATTGAAGATGTTGAAATCAGAAATTTCCCTGATGGAACAATTTGGTCTGTTATGAACAAAGAGGCGGTGGCAAAATGACTCAAGAATCAATTTCATGGGCAGAGTTAGCAGAATTAACTCATGCCACACAGGTAGAGAAGTTTAATTTCTGTATGTGTGAGGACAACGAAGGCAACGAGAATCCTTATTCAGATTGCCCAACTCAAAAGCCTTATGACCGCCTAGGCGCAATTATCGCTTATGAATCAGGCGAACTGGATGGAGAGCAAACTGTTGAATTGTTCCAGCACCTAGTTGATTCAGGGCTTGCATGGCAACTCCAAGGTCACTACGGGCGCACAGCAATGGCACTTATCGAGCAAGGTCTAGTAGGAAAGAGAGAGAACTAATGAGCGAAACAATTACAAAGTGTTTTGAGTGTGAGACTGTTATCAATGAAGATGATGGTTTTGCATTTTCCGATATGAATGAGCAGACATATTGCTATGACTGCGAATCATCAGACCTTGAGTACGCATCAACTCTTCTCAAGGTTCACGGTAATCACGAGGCTGAGAAGGTTATCTTTGGTGACGCCTTTTCTCGTGGCGATGATGGAGAATCTCCTGACTGGTTTCATGAACTCTTTGGTGAAACTAAAGGTCGCCTATGGGAAAAGACTGATGCTTGGCGTGGTCACTACGAAACGGTCAAGAACTTTGAAGGCATGACTGTTTTAGCATCGGGCTGGACAACTGGATGGGCTGATGAATCTCATCAACGCAAGGCTTTATTCAATGAGTTTGCTGAGCATCTATGCGAGAACTTCTATGGCGCTGTTGCTCCTACATACTTTTTGACAGAGCCAACATCTAATGTGTTTTCTGCCAGCATCGATTTCTTTTGTGCTACAAAAGATGTTGAAAAGGTAACTGCATGGTTAGAAGAGATTGGCTATCCAGTTGAGAAGTTGAAAGAATGGTTATCGTAACAATAGAAATAGATTATACTGGGGTTTAATATAGAGAGAGAAGGTAAGTCATGGAACACGCAGTAATTGTTCATTCGCCCGAATATGCGAACTGGATATTCGATAAGTCGCACCCCACACAGGGACGACGATTTCTGCATGGTCGCAATCAGATTATGTTGGAGGCTCAAAAGCGCTTTCTGAATGTAGACGAGATTGAACCTCAGATGCCACACACCGATGACCTGTTGCTTATGCACGACCCAATCTATGTCCATGATGTAACTATCAAGGGCGAATCAACTGAATGGGACGGTCAGCGTCATGACCTTGGAGACCTAGCAAAGTTATTCGTGGGCGGAACTCTCACCGCTCTCGATACATTGCTTAACAAGAAAACAACTCTTGCTATCCATTTACCCGGAGCAAAGCATCACGCGATGCGTGATTACTCTTCAGGGTTTTGTGTCTTTGCTGACTTTGCAATCGCCGCGACTAAGGCAACTGAGGTCGGCGAGCGCGTTGCAATCTTTGATGTTGATGCACACCATGGTGACGGTACTGAAGTATTGCTCAAGGCAAACAAAAATGTCATGACATTCTCGGTTCATCAATATGGAATTTTTCCCGGCACGGGTCTTGTATCCGATTACAAAAATCGCGCCTATAACTTTCCACTTACTCATGGCTCAGGCGATGATGAATTGATGACTGCAACGGAATCATTTCTTGAAGCCTGTGAAGAATTCGAGCCTACGATTATTTTTGTGGCGTGTGGCGCCGATGGTCTAAAAGATGACCCATTGAGCCAACTCGAATACACCCCAGCGGGTTACTGGAGGTCGCTACGAGCGGTAAGGGAGCAATTCCCTAATATGCCCATGCTCCTAGGTGGAGCAGGTGGCTATCTGCCCGATACGGGAACTCCCGAGGTGTGGCTCAATGCCATGCTTGCTCTTACGGCGGTTCAAACCGAGGTTGTTATACCCAAGTTGTAGACTTCGCAGATGACCACAATCATCGCTATCCAGCATAAGGACAAAGTAACCTTTGGAGCAGATTCGCAAGTAACGGCTGGAAACGGTCGAACTTCTAATCATCCATCGATGGTAAAAATTACTCAACGAGGTGACTTTATTATTGCTGGAAGCGGTGAGTGTGCGCCCTGTGACATCGCCCAACATATTTGGAATCCACCTAGACCAACTGTTAGTGATTACAAAGACCTTTATCACTTCATGATTGCAAAGGTAGTTCCATCATTGAAGGCTTGTTTCAAGGAGCAAGAATATAAATGGAATGAAGATGATGATGAAACAAAATTCGCGTTTTTGATTTCTATTGATGGAGAGGTCTTTGAACTCAGCGATGATATGTCAGTCTCGCTTGATTCTAAAGGTTTCTACGGTGTCGGTTCAGGCTCTAGTTATGCAATAGGCGCACTTCACGCGGGTGTGAATATGGAGAAGGCTCTTGATATTGCCAGTGCTAATGATGCCTACACATCAGCCCCATTTATCTATTACACACAAACTAAAAGGAAAGTTGCATCACCTAGGAATAAATAGTATCCTAACCCTAGTTGTATATGAGGATACAACTATGAGAGGAAAACCTATGAACGAGCAAGATGTAAACCGCAAGTTCGATGAAATCATTCAGCCAAAAGTTGTCAATCTAAAAGTAGAACGACCACCTGCAAAGTTTCCTGAATTGCGTTACTTATGGGGAGTTACAGGAATTGTTTGTGTTGTACTCATCGTGTTATCGGCAACTGTTAGTACATTCATCGAAGCGCTATAACTTAAATACTTCGTCAGGGTCAGAAACCTCAAGGGCTTTCAATATGAGAGAGTCCTTGAGGTTTTTTGCATGATGTCCACAAAAATGTAACTCGCCTGATAAAAATGTTGCTCGGACTTTAGCCATGGCAGAACAGCGGTCACAGATTTGATTCGGCTGAATAGGCAGTCGAATCACCGTCTCTATCATTTTTCTGTCTTTGGTTCAGGTGGATATTTCTCAATCCACTCTTTAATTCTTCCGTCTTTGTATAAACGAACTATCCAGCCCTCTTTAATTTGTACTGGATTAAAAGGGTGTTTAGTTTTAGATGTGCCTTTAGACATTAAACCTCTCGCTCCCATTTTGTACCGTCTTGAACTAAACCATCTCCATCGCCGTCCCTAGCGTCTTTCTTAAAACCTTTGTTAATTCTGTCTTGTTGCACGGCTATAAAAGCAATAGCACCACTCATCATCAATACAACTGCTAGAACCATTCTCATATTCTTTTCCTTAATAACTCTTCAAAATCTTTTTCTTTAGTTCCACCATCATAAACCCAAGCATAGCCCTTGTTTACTAATTGTAAGTTTAGAGAATCTGTCTCTCTGTTAATAAATATCCATCCAAGGATTCTGCCGTACTTTTCTGAACTGTCTGCCTTCTCGGTTCTAATAACAATATCGGTTGCACCGTCTAAAGCCTTCTTCAAATAATCTTTGACTTCTAGCCCTAGGATTTTTTCTCTTGCATTTTTTGTCCGAGATTCAGGGGTATCAATACCAGCAAGGCGAACTCGGGAGGTAAATGCCACATCAAAACCTAAATCGATGATGACATCAATTGTGTCGCCATCGACAACTTTTAGAACTTGTTTGACTCGGTACTCATACATTACTTCGAGCGTCCTCGGTTTTTGTTCGTAATAGGTCCACCTGAAATCCAAGCGCGACAGGTGCGAGCGCTGGCACATTTGAAATCAAAAGCCTCGCAATAGCCCAACTCACCCGCTTCAATTACATCCAAGGCTTGGCGACCGACGCCACCTGTCTTGAGACCGCCCTCGATGCACTCAAGCATTTCAGAGGTTTGGATAAATGCTGCGCAGTTTCCGCATCTTTGCTTCTTGGCTTCTTCAACTGGTACATCCCACTCAGAGGCGATTTCAGACCAGTAATCCTCGTTTGGTTCTGCTGGGTTCAGCGGACCGTACATTGCGTCTTTAATAGCCTTTGAACGGTTCGAAAGATTGACCCTGACATCCTGTGTCGCTGTTGGGCAAGTAGCCTTCAAAAGTTGTCGGACTGCTGGTGTAAGGGTCATGGATTAAGGGTATCAGTCGAACATCTGTTCGAATTGTGTGGCACAAAAATAATTGAGAAATATTGCTGTTTTGGGAATCTTATCAACCCCCGTTGTGTTATACTCAGTGCAAGAGGATACGAGAGAGGCAAACTAATGACTAAGCACGAAATTGAATCAAGTGGCAAGACTGTTACAACAGTTCACCACGAAGCAAGCACTTTCCTTAATTTCTCAACACAGGAAAACCCAGTCAAGGTTTCAATCTTTGACAAGGAGTATTTATTGTCTTGGGTTGCGATTGACACTGTTTGGGAGGAGGGCGCTTATATCCCTGAGTCATACATGAAGGTGGCTTATGTATCCATCCTAAAGAGCGGTAAGGCTGGAGAAGCATATGACAGAAGAGAATTTGGTATCAAAGATATTGGAAAATGGATTGTGGGCGAAGAAGATTTATTCAAAAAAATCTTCAAGCAACATGAAGAAACTATCCAAAATATCATCAAAGAAAAAGCGTTAGCGTATTCACTCGAGGGGGCAACTAATGAGTAACTGGTCAGACAAAATCATTGTAGTTGGTGTCGGCATCTCAGAGGATGAGGTTGCTGAAATTAAAAAGGTTATTGTTGAGAAAACACAAAAGTACAAAATTGTTCGTATGTGGCGCGACCATAACAACACCCGTGTTATCAAGCGTGGACTCACACTCGAACAGGCTCAAGCACATTGCAAAGACCCAAAGACCAGTGTGGCTGGCGTTTGGTTTGACGGATACGAAAAGGAGAATTAAATGGGATACACACATTACTGGAACATCAAGGAGCCAATCAGCGCGGATGCGTTTGCCAAACTCCAAGAAGGAATCAAGGCAATTATCCAAACTGCCAATGAAGCAGGAATTTCAATTTCTGATGAATCAACCGATGGCACAATCGCTTTCAATGGGGCAGGACGCGATGCTCACGAAACTTTTGTGATTCAGGTAGGCGATACAGGATTCAATTTCTGCAAGACTGCCGAAAAGCCTTACGACGCCGTTGTTTGTGCATCACTGATTCTGCTCAAAAAAGAACTCGGCGCTGAGGTCGAGGTTTCTTCCGATGGTGGATGGCATCGCTGGGAGGGTGGGCAAGTGCTTTATGAAACAGTCTTTGACATCCAACCTGAAAGCGTTTTAGCATGAGCGATGAAATACTAGATGACCTAGTGGATGAGTTTGGCAAGGGGATTCTCTCGTCATCTCATCCACATACAGGTCTAACTTTGAGGCAATGTCAGATAATCCTGAATGAACACGGCTTAGAAAAAGGCATCGAGATTGTTAAAGAATGGAAGGAAAAGAATCGTGGCGCTAACTGAGCGGGAAAGAATCATCAAAGAGATTCAAGCCTTTGCATCTGAGTACGGTTATCTTATGACCCGAGATGGCGTTACTCGTGATGTTGTAATCGTGAGGCAACTTATTGATTTCTTAACTCCTATCGACCCCGAGCAACCTCCAGTAAATCTGTAACTTTTATCAGATAGCCCTTTGAGTAATTGGGTGGAATTGAACACTCAATCTTGCTTCCGTGCCTTTGAACTGCCTCAATCAACTGCGCTGTTGGTACGGTAATGACTATCTCCTCCAGCACGAAAGACCAGTGACTTGCCTTGGTAGTTTGTAATCCCGATGGGTACCACTCTTTGTTGTTATCGCTCCAGCACCATACTTCGATGTAAAGGTTGCCAGTATTTTTCCAGCGCTTATCTCTTTTGACCTCAATGTTTTCCATCTTGAGAAGGTCTGCAACATAGGACTCACCCTCTTGCCCGAATCGTAAATCAATATCAAAATCCGAGCGCTTTACACCATCCATGGGTTTGACTGTCCAATCGAAATAGGAGCGAAGGTTGGAATTACATTCTTGTTTTCATACACTGCTAAAAGTATCGCTTCAGCACGGTCAGGAGAGGAAACGCCACGCTTTTTCATATCAGCCTTGGCTTCAATTTGTATGCGTCCTGAAGAATCAGATTTGAAAGTTGGTCCCGCTAACTGGGCTAGGACTTGCCTATCTACATCAAGGCGCAACTCTTGTTTCTCATCTCTTGGTTGCAATAGTTGGCGAGTATTCCACCACATCTCGGCTCTTTGATTCTTAAACTTAGTTTGGTCTTTGGGCTTTTCTGCCACATTGACCCCAATAATCAGCGCTCGCATCTGACGCTCTTTGACCCATCTATCGAGCAGAGATACAACACCCCATCCAACTCCGATGGTGTCAATCTTGACTCGTACTAAATCAGTGACACCGCGCTCTTTGTGAATTGCTACTGCCTTTTCAATTTCGGCGATGACTACTCCTGCAACATCAACAGCGTTTGCGTTTGCCTTGCCTGAACTTCGATGAATAATCGATGCCACATAGCCATCAGCCTTGGCAATAACGAACTCATCGCCACCATCGGATGCAATATCTACACCTAATCGAATAACAGGGCTTTGAACCATGTCCTCGTTTGTTGTAGCCAACTCTGCCCATGCGTAAGGGATGACCTTGCCCGTTCCTGTTTGGGTAAATCGTGCATGAACACGCGCTTCCACGAATGGAGAATCCTCGCCGAATTCACTGATTACATCATTGACCCAAGTTTCATCAACTAAGTGTGATGCGACTTCGTGGGCTTCTATGTGACTCGGACAAGTGCGACATTGACCTGTTGCTTCCCCAGTAAAGTTTGGTGTGTCATATGCACTGATAGGCAAAATGTTATAGAGCGGACTCGAACAGATACGCTCAAACCATGTCTGCTCTTGGTCTGTAGGTGGATTACCTAATACGAGAAGGCGAGTGTGTCCACCTGTCATGAGCGCTTCAAGTGCGCCACCGATTTTATCTGAGATACCTCCAGCCTCATCAACCACAATTAAAAGATGAGGTGCGTGAATACCCTGAACCGCCGCCTCATTGTTATCGGCTGGTCTAAATCCGTAAGCAACGACCGTGCCGTCCATCTTCCACTCAGTCGTTAAGATTTCTCCGGGCAAGTCATGATTCATGTGAACTTTACGAATCTGCGCCCACATGATGTTTCTAACCTGCTTAAATGTTGATGCTGTAGTAATCGCAATTGCTGTACCAGGCGGATGAACTGCTATCCACCATGCAACCGCTCTTGCCGCAAGGTGCGACTTTCCGGGCGCGTGACAGGCTGGCACTACGGTTCTGCGATTATCACGAATGGACTCAAGAATCTCTCTTTGCTTTGACCATAAGGTCTCGCCTATTCCATCTTGAATGAATCCAACTGGGTCGTTCTCCCATTGCGCCCAAGGGTTTTCAATCTCTGCATCAAGGATTACCGATAGGGCGTACTTCTCATCATCGGTGAGTGAAAGATAAATCTTTGTTCGCTCTTCAGGCGTGGCATTGAGAACGAGGTCTACGAGCCGTTCAGCCATGGTTTACTTCTTTCGAATCGCTAAGACTTTGGCAATCTTGTTTTCTAACTCGCCCATTTCAACCTGTATCTTAATTGGCTCCCCATTGGTTCCGCCAATCTCGACCCTATCGGTACGCCCGAACTCTTCAGGCATCTGACGCTCAAGCCACCACGCAGCCGCTCTCCAGTCACCCTCGTTACCGCTCTTAGCAATGACAGCAACCTTTTTAGTGATTGCCTCGGCTTTTGCTTGCTCAACTTGCTCAAGAAATTTAAGAAATACAACTTCGGTAGGGTTTTCTTTTGCCCCTTTAATTAGTTTTAATCTCTCTCGCTCTGCCATCCCACGGTTAATCCATGAGTAAAAAGTCTGCTCGGATACTCCAGCCGTTGTCACAGCAATTCGAACAGGTGTTCCAATTCGGATGTAATCAAGCAAAGTTGTCTCCATATGAGGTTGAAGCAAAGCGGTCTTTCGTCCAGCGTTACTTTTAGGCTTTGCTGGCTCTTTCTTTTGAACTACGGCTGTCATTAAAAATCCTGTCCTATGTACCAAAATCCAAGGTCAATCGACCATCCAAGTTTATTGAACTCAAATCCAATTCCGAACCCGCTTTTGCGTCCGTAATAGAACCAAGTCTTGCCTACTCTTTTCTCCATTTGTTTATTCTACCTCAGTTGTACACGCTTCGATTGGTAACTGTAATAATAGAGCAACATCTTTCCAGCCATAGATAGTGTTAGCCCATTCATTCAAATCCTCGGTATGAACTCTCATAGAGTGTTCGCCTACTTTGATGGTCGAGCGTCCTACTGGAATATGCCCTGGCTTCGACTTTCCCCCTGCAAGAATCTCGGCTACCTCTTCAGGGGTAAACCCTGTGCCTTTGAATGAGGTTGAGGTTAGTAGTTTATTCAACTCAGATGGGTCATAGGTTGCTAGGTCGCTAGTGCGGTTATCAACAATAAGAATCTTAATCTCTTCAACATCATCAACATCAATCCAGTGAACGGCTATCTTTTCCCACCCTAATTGAACTGAGGCTTGATAGGTATGGTTTCCTGAGAGTATGTGCTTTGTCCTTCTATTGGCAACAATAGGTCGGTATTGACCCATATATGTCAGCGAATCAATTATTGCTCCTATGTCACCCTCTCTAGGGTTTAGTGGATGCACCATAACTTCGTTGATAGGTACGGTTTCAACATCATCTTCGTTTGTATCGTTTCTCTCACCGTTAGGTTCAGGTTCAACTGGCTTACGCTCAGGAAATCCAAGGCGCTCTTTGATTGCTTTGATGGCTTTCTGTTTTGTCGGTGCCTCGCTGTAGAGTTGTTCTTTCCATGCTTTGTAAGCATCCATCTCGACTGTAAACTTCCAAGCGCTAATCTTTACTTCAGGGTCGCTAGGCAAAGGCTTAGAATCCCCGATTGAACTCTTATCGTTTCCATTGGTTAATCTATCTAAAGTCTCAACCTCAGATTGAGTAAATCCTGTTCCATCCAACTCAGGCAAGGCTTGAAGAAGGCTCTTTAGAAGTGGCTCGTTGTATCCCGCTAAGTCAGTCAAGCGATTATCGGCTAGAACTATTTTCTTGGCAGTCTGCTCATCCACATCAATGTAGGTAACTTTAATTTTCTTCCAGCCTATTTTTTTTGCCGCTTTGTAAGTGTGATTACCAGCCAGTATGTAATTTGTTCCGTACTGCACCACGATAGGGCGATACTGCCCATGAATTTTTAGACTCGTGGCAATAGCATCTATGTCCCCACGCCTCGGATTGGTTGGATAACCTTCAAGCGTGTTCAAGGCAACTGTAGCGACCTGACCTACTTTGATGTTGGCTTTCATTTAATAAACAACCACGCTTCAAAGTTATAGAACTTCCAAAAACAAGCACCCTTATCAAAACCTGCTTCAACTGCCATAGCGATGTTTTCCTCGGCTGTCTTGGTTTTCATCAACGGGCGTAAATCTCGTTCTTTGCTCATTATTTCATTCGAAGTAAAGTGCTTATTTTTGAAGTCATAGTAAGCAAAATTAAAAACATTTTCTAACTCACCGTCCTCCTCATGACACTTTTCTGCCCAAACGAAACCGCCACCCTCTGCTAACTCTTCATACACTAAATTCAAAATAGTTTGCCTATCTCCCAGTGGGAGGAACTGCAAAGTGAAAATTGAAAGAATTAAAGATGGCGTCTTGCCAAAGTTATGAATTGAGCGTAAGTCTTTGCGAACGAACTGAACATTGTCATGGCTCTCAGGTAAAAGATTGCTTGAGATGTCAATGCCTAATTTGTCACCCTCGAAAGGTATGCTTTCAAGGAGCGCCCCTGTTGAGCATCCTAAATCAACAACTGAGTAATCTTCTTTGACAAAGAAAGTTGATAAGTCACGGATAGAATCGGCTAATAAATGGTAGTTTGGTATTGACTTGGCAATATGGTCATCAAAGTTATCTATCGTGTCAAAAGAAAATGGTTTAGTAGAAGTCATGAAGTTTTCTTCCAATTGCTTCCACAACGGGGATACTGATTGTTCGTCCGCACCGCTCATATCGTTCGGCATCTGAAACCTTCTTTCCATCATCGTAGAACTCTGTCCATCCATCGGGAAAACCTTGCAATCTTTCACACTCAAGCGGTGTTAGTTTTCTTATTGAAACTGATTCTTCATCTCCGATAACAACTCCATGCCTATCTTGAGCGGTTACTGTGTACATAGGGTCGTTATCGTCTTTAATCATGCGTCCGTTTGGACTCTTATTGAATCGAGCAACATCCATAATAGGTTTTACAAAAGGAACATTGTGTCCGCCTGTACCCATATTGGCTGTGAGAGTCGGAACTCCTTTTGACTTATATGTACGGAAATAACCTCGACGCCATTGAGCCACTTCGAACTCAGGTGCATCATCCATCACATAAGGTCGAGATGCTCCCCCTTTGTAATAATGGGCATCGAGCGTTGGAGAAATGTTGGAGAAAAGCCCCTGCCTTTTTCCTTGTTTACCTTGGTACGGTTCATCATTCTCTCCACCTGTGATTCCGATAGGAAATACTTTTGGTCGGGGTTCTCCTCTAAGATGTCCGATAAGGAAAATCCTTTCTCGGTGCTGTGGGACTCCGAAATTTTGGCTGTCAAGCAACTCCCATTGACAGTCATACCCCATCCCATCCAAGACTTCCAAGATGATTCCGAAGGTTCTTCCTCCGTCGTGATTGAGGAGTCCTTTGACATTTTCAAAGAGAAGGTACGGTATTCCTTTATCCCGAGCGAGTCGAAACATTTCAAAAGCGAGAGTGCCTCTTGTGTCCTCCAAAGAGAATCCCGTTCGTTTCCCTGCAATGCTAAAAGTGGCACAAGGAAATCCTCCAACAAGGAGGTCTGCGTTTGGAATGTCTCCAGCGGAAATAGTTCTAATGTCTCTTCCATCGGGTTGTTCTCCGAAATTTCGGGCATATATTTTCCTCGGTCTTTCTAGCCATTCGTTAGCCCATACGCACTCATGACCAGTGTTTTCAAGTCCTAAGCGAAAGGCGCCGATACCTGCAAAAAGTTCAATAAACTTCATTACAAAGTTTGTTTCGCTGGTCGCCCTCGGTATCGAATAGGTTTTCCGTTTGCATCAAAATGCGGTGTGCGGTCAATGTCATCCTTGATGATTTTGTAAATCAACTGCTCTGACACTCCCATAGATTCAGCAATCTCACGATAGGTGATGCGTTGTTTACGAAGGCGCAGAATCAACTGCTTACGACGCCTACCTAAATCTTGAATCTGTGCTTGGTGTGTGCGGATGGCATCTGTAAGGATTTTGACTTCATCAAGACCTTTGCCGTCTAACTCTGTTGCTTCCATTACTGTACTCATTCCGTTACTCCCTCTTCGAACAGGCGTTCGACTGCTTTATCAAATTGAACTTTTTTATCGAGATTATTCGCTGTCTCTAAAAACTCAAGATGAGTCTTTGTACGCGCTTTATCGACTGCAATAAACATCGCTAGATAAAATGGGACGATAATAAATCCTGCAAAAGCAAGTGCTATCGCCGTCCAAAAAACTTCTGTGTTCATCGTACCTCCCTCTCTTTTCTTGCTCCTCGTAGATATAAAACCAAAGAATTTTTATCATTAACAGGCGGTAGAAAAATCAACGAGCGAAGAAACTTTGAAGAATCATCAGGAAGAACTCCTGCATCAACAAGTCCATCGATTGCCGCTTTTACCGCTGGGTTACACGCCCCTACATCTTGCAAGCGTCCGCCCTTCTGATGAGGCTCAACTGTGACACTGAGCCATTCCATAGTAGGAATCTTCTCACATTTAGCCAGTAGTTGAAAAGCCGTACGCCAAGTCTTTGTAAGTTCTGCTCGCTCCCATCTGTTCCCAGCGCGTTCTGCGTTGGTCGTCCATGGACGCTGTTCGAACTCAAGGCGATAGATGACCTGTTCGGCATCTTCGGCATAACATAAGCAATACATAGGTTAAGCATCAGAGGTGCCTTTATTTGTGTCAAGTCGTGTTTTTGTGCCGTCGTTGTAAATATTCCACCAAAGACCATCATCATCTCGAAATGGAATCAACTCAGCCGATTCAACCTTTTGAATAAGAAACCCAAGTTCCCTAGATTCTGTCCTATGGGACTCAACCCATCCATGGCATCCAGTAGTTCCTGAGCCACACAATGCAATTAAGTTTGCAGATAAATGCAAGGCAGGATTATTTGAACCACCCATCATTCGAGGTCGTCGATGATGGACTGAGACTCCCCAAAGAAAGTCGCTTCCACATTTTTCACATTTGTAAAATGCTCGAGCGAGAACACCGAATCGTGTGTCATCACTAACTTTTGCAGGTCGAGACTTAACCATTGAAGTCGCGCATCCGCGAGGGTGTCCATGCAAGATTGGCATACTTTTGCGCTCGTTTGCGTCGCCACTTGTACCACCAACCGACAAACAGCCATATCTTCATAAGTCAGATGCCACCTCTCCATTATTAGTTTCCACTGGAGCATCTTTTCCCCTATTCAGACTTTTTCTAATTTCATCCATATATTTCGTAACAATCTCAGGAGGTGCCGCTTTTCTTTCGGCTTCAATCATCTCTTGAGAAAGGCGTTCACTTCTTTCCCGCTCTTTTGCTGATGCAACTCTAACTCTCCATTGTTTGTTTATGTGACTGGGATTCACCGCTTGGTCAGAATTAGCATAGTGAAATGACACAATTTTTTTGGCTTCAACTAGGGTCAGGTCAGAATCTAAAGATTCCGCCCATGCACGAACCTTCAATTCGTCTACTTGAACTCGAAGGTCATAAATACCTATAAAACCCAAGAGTATAGAAATATCAGATAGATTCATTCCTGAACTTTTCTGCCAATTCGATTGCTTTGATTGCTCCAGTCTCATGTTTCGTCTTTACTCCTACTCCCCTTAAAACTAAATCCATTTGTCGCATTGTGGGAACTGTCCCAATATAGTCAAGAGCCAACTCAATCTGCTCTTGAGTGTGACCTCTAGCCTCGGCTGCCTTAGTTATCTGAAGGAGTGAGTGCCAAGCACCTTTGCCCATAGGTTTAACTCTTTGCTTCTCCCACCATCTTCGAGCAACCTCTTCTGAAGGCGCGATAACTGCGATAGCAGTTTCGTCGCTCTTTGTTGTAGATAGGACGGATGTATAGGACGGATGCTGCGGAGTGGAGTTGGGGAGTGAGACCTCTAAAGTTGGGGAGTGGGGGGTATCTGAGTTGGGGAGTTCGTCATCTTCAATGGGTAATGCCTCCCCAACAGAGTTGGGTAGTTTTTTCCATAAAAGTTGATAAGTCGTAGCCTTACCTCGAGAGTTACCTTTGCTGATTATCTTGATGTGTCCCTCTTCAACCATCTGATTGATGACTTTGCGGACATACTCAATCGAACAGCGTCCCTTCACTGCCAGCATCTTTTGAGATGCAAAAAATCGTCCATCGTCATGCGAAATATCGGCGAGCGCTAGATGAATTAAAAGTCGAGTCCCATCGTATGGCGAGTCAGACCAAACCTTTGTTATCCATCTAATGCTCACAAATTACCTCCGCAATGTGGGCAACATTTATTTCGCCCTTGTTTTTCAATGACACGATTTTCTACCCAAGCAACTCCAACATAGACCTTACAGCCTTGTCGGGACTGCTTGAGCCGTGCAATGCGCCCTGCTTTATGGAGAACGGATAATACACCCGAAGCCGTGCCATGGTGAAGCCCAGTTATGTCACTGAACTCTTTCCATGTCAATCCGCTTCCGCGCATTTGATTGATTAACTCAATTGCTTGAGCCTGACGCATTGCAGTCTTTCCTGACCTATCTGCGTCAATGGCTCGAGCCTTTGATGTATCGGTACCGCTATGCCCTGATGTCTCGTGATAGGGCAACTCAGGCATCAACAGTTGCGACTGGCTCCTCAGTGATTGTGTCATCGGTGTCCTCTTCCAATGTAAGTGGCTGTAATTTTGATTGCTGTGTCTTAAAGGCGACTCGGAATTGCTCTAACAATTCTGCGTTATAGCCGTTTTTGTTTGCGGTGATGTACTGACCAACACTTGCAAGTGCATCTATCTCAGTTGCTTGAGCAATCTTTGTCAGGATTGCACTTGGCGCTAAAACATCGCTTGCGTTTGAACGCTCGTAACTTTGTGCGTCAGGGTCAAGTTCATCGGTTGGCAGGGATAAGGCTTGGAGCAATGCAGTTCGAAATGCAACAGACATTGCTTTTGCTGTGGCTTTGTCTCCTGAGTCCATTGCCTCACCAACAACTGTTGCTTTGATTGCATCACCGTTAGCACCAATAAATGTGTATGTAACTTTTACTTTTACATGACCCATTGCTGTTCGATTGCGACCAACCTCGACTGTTGCATATTCGTAATCTTCAACTGAAGGTACGACTATGACGCCATGCTTTTGAAGTGCTGGAGATACTGCATTAACGACTGAATCAATCCCACGGAAATTAAATCCCTGTGAAGTATTCTTGTCTTTCTTTGCAATGGCTCCTACCTCTGTCATAATTGCGCTCATTGCTTGAGCAATTGGTAGTGCTGTTTTTTCTGTCATGAGTTCCTCTCTCAATCTGCGATTACAAATGAAACTGAAGTCTCGGCGGGAATTACTCGAACCGATGGAACAATTTCACCTTGGGTTGATATTACATCACCTGAATCGGTGAGTAAACTATTTAGAACCTTTTTATCGATTTCTTTTTTAAGGCGAATCAACTCAGGTTCGCTCTTTTCTGCCCATGCTAAGAACTCACTTTCGTTCTCAATTTCAATCTTGGGACGCCCAGCCGTAGTTTTGACTGTGCCATGGGGTAGAACTAGCGATTTGCGCCCGTTGGAGCGCTGTGTAAGGGCGTAAGGGGTAAGGACTGCCTCAAAATACAGGGCATCTTTGTCAAGGGCTGTATTGACCGCTGAGAGCCATTCCGTGATTCGGATAACCTCTGCGTCATAGATATTTTTGTTCTCTGCTTGCTTACGACGAATGACTGCTAATTTGCGTAATGCCCAATCAGCCTTTTGGTCGTCATCAACTTTGAAGCCCTCATTTTCCGCTGATATTGAAGATAAAGCGGGATTGTCGAACTCATTGATTTCGGGTTGTACATTTGACATAGTTGTTCTCCTCTCATCCGAGAGGGTACACAACCCCTGTTGGTTATGTCAAGTCTCAGATGCCTACGATTTGTCCAACATACATTGAGGCACCGACAACTGTACAAATGAAAAGCGCTCCGACGGTACGAATTACCCATTCAGAGCGACTTTCCATTTTTTCAAGGCGGTCAGTTATGTGTTCCATTGCTTGAGAAACTCTATCCGAATCTGAATCGTAAACATCTTTTCGAAGATATGTTTGTCCTACATTGAGATTCATTTGCTTGACTTCCATGGTCAAGTCATCAAGGCGACGCATCACTTCTCCTAAAGTTGGCTGAATCTCTTTTTCCATAATTACGCTTTTACTCTCGCTTCGTCTGCGGACTTAGCCAAAGCCTCAAATTTTGGGCGACCAAAACCGACAATAGCAACTGCAAGGTTTGGCTTAAACTTGTTTCTGTTCTTCTTCTTGTAGGCACGAATCTTGAGGCAAACTTCGCCGCCGTTTCTTTGGTCCCCTTTTTTGTCCGAACTCGTATTTCCTTCAATGCAAGTGACCGTGCCATCGTTATTATCTTTAACAACAATTCCGACATGACTAATACGGTCCACCCCATCTGCTGGGAAATCAAAATAAACAATGTCCCCAGGCAAAGGAACTGCTACTTCTACATCTTCCCAACGCTTCATTTTCTTAAAAGCATCTGCACCCGCTGGGGTGTAAACAGAATTAGGAATGGTTACTCCCGATTTTTTTCCGCACCAATTTACGAAGGCTCCGCACCATGGTTGGTTGGCTTTTTGATACTTAGTTTTGTTTTCGGGAACTGATTCCTCGATGTACCCAATTTCAGCGGTTGCTACCTCAATAAGCAACTCAGCCGTTCCTTTTGGTGCTGGCATTATCTTGCCGACTTCTTAGCAACAGCCTTCTTTGCAGACTTTTTTGCTGGAGATTTTTTTGTAAGTTTTTTTACTACTGCCTCAGTAACTCCATCTCCAATCTTGCCGAAAGCAGGGTCGCTTGGGTTAGCCGCTCTGATTGCAACTGGAAGAACGGCTGAAATACCCGCCGCGAGTAAAGCCTTAACTGAGTCACCGTCGAGGGCAAGGATGTCTCCGCCTGTAATCATAAATGCTGTTGAAACAGCCGCGATAAATGAGCGACCGTATGAGGCGAGCATTGCCTGTAATTTCTTGTCCATTGTTTCTCCTAAACTAGATGGGTAAATAATAACCTATTGGTTTATGAACCGAGGTAGGTTAAGGATAGAGCATTAAAATAACCTGTGTGGTCTTTGCCCCCAGCCGAGATAAGTAAATCTAAATCAGGGTTATAGTCATGCTGAACTCTCATCGTAATAAAATCACCTTTGGTCATTTCAAAAGGGACTGAAGTGACCATACCGTGAAAACCACCGACATCTGTTTTGGTTAAATCGACATCTTGCCGAGCAATTTCTTGAGTACCTTTGTAAATTGAGACTTCAACTCGGGCGTTTTGAGATTCTATTAAAATTGCAGATGTGGCTTGGTAAACACCTGTAACTGGAGCCGTTAATTTTGTTGCATCGGCAACATTCCAACAATTCCAATCATTACGACGAGAGGCTTGGAAAGTAACGGTAGTTAAAACATCTCTAGGAATAGATACTGAACTCGTCCTATATGCGGTGCAAGCGAGAGTGCGAGTAGCACTTGCAATCATGCCTATACCCAATAAATCAGGTCCGTTGTTTATGAGCCATACTTGGTCATCAGGCTTTGGGGCGTAATTACTTAAATATTTGACCGCTGGCAAAGTACTCGGGTCGCCAGCAATTTGTACATCAATCGTGTAGTCGGCATTGACTGTTACTACTTTGCCTTGACGAAAACGCAAGTTTGGTCCTACTGGAGTATTTTTAATTTGATTAACAAGATAGTTCATATCCATTAGAATCTCCTACTTCTGCCGATAGCGTTCATCGTGCTTTGCGGACTCAAAGGTATCGTTATTGAATCAAGCATCAAAGTTGCATTAACGCCTGAAGGTGTCCGAGTAACCTTAACTAAGTCATAAACATCATGGGCAGGATTGACAATTTGTTGCCATGAAATTAGTTCAAGTGCGCCAATTACTTTTCTTAATTCAGCGGTAGCGGCTTCTTGGGCTTCAGCAACAGTTAAAATGTATGGCGAGGACTTAAAGATGGGAACTGACCCGTAGGTTTCAACATAAGTAGGAGATACTGGGTTTTCATCTTTGGCTTCACCGATTACTCCAATAGAAAGATTTGTTCCCTCACCCGTGTAAATAACATGATTAAAAGAATCATCACTGGACAGTGAACGACTTAAAGAGGTAAGAACGGACTCGGATGTGTCTGTGTAAGTTACTAAAGGTAAACCTGTGTCAGGGTCGGGGATTGTCCGCATACGAGCAATTCCGTTTTCATCAAAATATAAATCCATACCGACGGACTCAGCAATCTTTAACGCCTCTTTCCATGGGTTAGATGACTGGTCAAGGGTTGGATACATTAAGTCTGTTACTTGATTAGTTGCAGGAAAGATAGTTTGAACATCAGGAAATTTATCAACCAAAATGTTTTTAATTGCATCTTCTTTTTTAGTGCCATCTTCAATATAAAAATCATGGTTAGTCCACTTTGCACGAATAACGCGAAGGCTTCTATCAGAGCCTTGCACGACAATTCGAACTCCTTCGGGAGTATCAGTAATTTCTACGGTCGTTAAGATAAAAACACCTAAAGGCACTAATTCTTCTGTTCCATCAGCAAACTGGACACCACGAAAGATTTTAATTTCTCTGTTATAGGGCAGTAAGATTGCAGAGGTATTATTTTTAGGAACTAAAGTGCCGTCACGGTCAATAAACTCAATCGTGCATTGACGACGAATATCTCGCCGAGAATCAATGGTTACCTCGCCCGAAACAGGTTGAGCCGTACTAATAATTTTATTATTAGCCATATCGTAAATTTCTATTTTTACATGGCTAATATGAGATTTTCGGACTGAGGATAAAAAATCCGCAGAGACGGGATACATCAAGGAGCCTCGACCTCGTAATAATTTACCTTGGCGTTGCGAATTAAATTATCAATCGCTCCAACTTCAGTAAATGTTCTATCAACAAAACGCACATATTTTTGACGACCAAGAGGGTCGTGAACATGAAGAATTCCTTGATATGTCAAAATGGGGAATAGTTCATCCCATTCGTCCTCACCTTGCGTAGTGAACTCATAAGAGCCATCAATGCCATAAATGCTTGTTGCTACTACTACAGTCTTTGACGCACCTAGGGGTTTGAATATTCCGTAGGATTCAACGATTGTTGAAGAAAGAGGTTGCTGAACACGCAACTGCTTAACTTGCAAGGTTGGACTTTCCACGGCTGTAAACGACCAAATTTCCGCATTAGCAATAAGAATTGGTGCGGTGGTTGTATATCCTGATGAAATAATAGGCATTAGATTTCAGCCCTCGCTTTCGCACGGTAAGTTACGGTTGTGTCAATAGGTGGCTCAAAGTCTCGAATAGTTGCGATTTGTGCAGAAGAAGCCGTTACAGGACTGTTTCGAATTGCCGTAAAATTTGAACTACTATTGTTAGAGCGTTCAACATCAAAAGAAAAATTAGTAAATCCACCACGAGTCCAAAATGGTTCATCACCTGGGTGAAAACTAATCTTATCTACATAATGAACTTCACTTGTTGATGCTGTAACAATTTTTACAGCAACAATGGCGGTTACTGCTAATGGTGGAGCCACGGCTGTAACTGTGCGTTGAGTCCATGCACTTGTTGAGTCGTTTCCCGCTGTTCCAAAAGTAGTAGAAATTGTTGTTCCAGCAAGATTTCTATAAATAATGCCAACTGCTGTTGAGCGTACAGTAGCCGCACTTCTAAACTCAGCCGTGGCTGAGAACTCAGTTGAAGGCGTTACAGCAAAAGCCGTGGCTGTAGTGGTGGTAGCAACCATGTCACCTGATGCTGAAGCGGTCAAAGCAAGAGAAGCACTACCATCCGATGCTTGAGCAGTTGAGCGAGTAAGAGAGCAGTTAGTAAGTGCTACCCATCCATCGGTGTTTGTTTCAATAGATGCTTGATTAGCATTTAGCAAATTTGTTCGACCAAAAATTGTGATTGTCACCGAGCCAGTGTCGGCTTCATAAAAAGCAGAAACCGTTGGAGTTGCAGGGGCATCTACAGCAAGAGAAAATTGAGAAAAGGCGTATTCACTAAAAAAGTTGTTGCCATTACTTAGTTGTGCAACTCGAACATAGGCTCTATAGGTAGTTGAGTTTGCAAGGTCAGCCTCAAGAGTTTGACCATTATTATTTGATGTAACAATACCCGTTTGGACAACTGGAGTTGATGTATCGGGGCTAAATCCCGCTCCTCCATAAGTAGCGGCATCAAATATCTTTATCTCATATGCAGATTGTGGGTCACCATCTGTATCTGCATAAGTCCATACAACTGATGGAAATGATGTTGTAGTAATAGTTCCTGTTGGAGCAGTGACCGTTACTGTTGGTCGAGCAGTAGTAACCACATCAATATACATTTCATAAACAGAAGTTCTATCACCTGATGCAGTTGAGTTATCGGTAAATTTAGCAACCAAGTTGTCAAGAAGAGTTTGTGTCCACACAGCACCGTTTGGAGCGCTTGTTAAGTTAATAGCAAAATCAACTGTAGACAAAGCCAAGGTGTTAAGTTTAGTAATAGGGACAGAATAAAAAACTGTGCGTCCGTTTCTATCGGTTACCACACCAAGACTAAACTGAGCGATACCCGCTGTTCCAACCGAGATTCGTGCGCGAAGATTAACGGAAACAACTTGCTCATTAGCAGAAAGTGTTGTTGTGCCAAACTCAGCCTCATAAGATGCGGGAACTGTTGTGCTAGTACGGGTAATAAAAGTTGAGTCAGAGTTGTCAGCGAGAGCGGCGTGAACCGAACCTGAGCCACCCGATATAGTAAATAGACTTTCATTGTTCCAGTTTGCGTTTGGACGAAGTGTATAAGTTGCCATTATTTACTCGCTAACTGACGGGCTAGAACTGCAAAGGTTTTTTCAATCTCTCGTGTAATAATGCTTGCGCGTTCTTCTTCATTTTCAGCACCCGATGTATCCACAAAGACTTGGAAGGCACCTTGTTGAATAAATGTGCTGTTTGCATTAGATGTTGGAATCCTTAATTCTGCATTTTGTAAATCGCGCAACTGAGTTGATGCGGTTGCAATCTTTTGGTCAAAGCCAACTCTTGCTCCGTACTCACCGATAACAGCACCAGTAAATGCAATTTCTTTTTGTAGACGACTAACTTCATCAATGGCTGACTGTCCTCCACCAAGAATAGAGGCTGCTAACTGCGCTCCCTTGATAGGTCCTTCTTCAATAATTGACTTGAGTGCATCTGCATCAAGCCCCATGCTTTGTAGTTTTGAAATTTGACCAGCAAACTCTTTGCTCTTGTTAAGTCTTTGCTCCATGTTAGTAATTAAAGATTTTGCTTTTGGTATAAAGCCATCAGGCAACTCAATGCTCTTTAGACCAGCAAAACCAACGATTGTGTCTTTAAGGCTGTCCGCAAAGTCTTTTGCCGCTTGCTGTAGGTCATCGAGAACACCCTTGATAGACTCAATACCTTGTTTCATTGCGTCACGAATAGTTTTTAAGCGGTTAGCCATTTTTTCAGCATCTTCAGCCGCTTTTGTTCCGTCATCTAATTTAGAAGCCTCGTTGTATTTTTTTTCTTCTTCTTTAAGAATATCTCCAAAACCAAGACCTTCTTTAAGGCTATCTTTAATTTTGTCAATAAAGCCACCAATTTTTGTTCCAACAATACTTGCAAAGTCTGTTTCGTTAGCAAACTCCATTATTTGTGCAGACAATCCGAGAACAAACTCACCTGCCTTATCTACCTTTTTGGCAATGCCATCAATAAATTTACCAACAGTGCGAGCCATGTCAAACTCTTGAACTTTTTCCATACCTTCAATAACTACACCAAGAGCCGAAGAAGCCCCAGTCGCACCTTTCACTAAAGTGTCAATTATTGCTTTTCCAAAGTTAATTTGTTCTGCATCTTTAATGGAGTCTATGACAGTCCCAAGTGTTTCAGATACTTTTTTACCACCATCAATAAGTGTGTCTATGGCTTTTCCAGCAAAATCTTTATCACTAAATTCGCTAACTGTTGCGCTAAATTTTCTTAGGGTATCTTCTGTTACATCTAGGGCTTTTTTAGTTTCAACTCCAACGGTTGCAACACCATTAACTAAATTTGTTGCTCCTTTGATAATACCTTCGAACATTTTTTCGCCAAGACCAGTCATGCCAGTTGCAAAACCAGTTACAGCCTTTTTAGTAGTATCCAACCCACTATTGATTGCTTTAGCAACATCATCACCAATTTTAGGAATTTTACTGAATAAATTTGCTAAGGCTCGCAACCAAGCAGTCATTTTGTCAAAAACCCAGCCAAGGAATTTACCAATTCCATCAGAAATTGTATTTAATAAACCAAAAATTCCCACGCCAACATTTTGAATTACATCAAGTAATTTCAAAAATACAGACTTGACTACATTAAATAATCTGTTAAATGTATTTACAAGGGTTCCAACTCCACCAACAAGTTCAGCAAAAACATTGATAATTGAAGTAATCACAAAACCAATTACTTTAATAATGGCATTGAATACACTCGTCACAACTTTATACAATAAATTTTGAGAATCAAAAACATTAAGATAAAAGTCAATCCAAGTTTTGAATAAAGTTAAAATAAATCTAACTGCCATTAAAATAGATTTAATGACAAAATTAAATACATTTTCTACAACTTGTGCAAAAATGCTGTTTGTTTCCATTAAACTAATAAATCCATCAATAACCGATTTTGCTGATTGTAAGAAAATTGACGCAAAAGTTAAAATTACATCGATTACAAATTCAAAAACCTTAGCGACAACTTCAGCAAAAAACCTAATTACTTTTATTAAATAACTAATTCCTTTGACAAACATTCCAATAGCATTTACTATCGACGCAAAAGCACCAACAACTGTTTTAAGAACAAAATTAAACACATTCGCAACAACTTTTGCAAAAGTTTCGTTTGTTTGCATTAAATAAACAAACGCCGTTATTAAAGTTCCAATTAGAAGAGCAACTTTGAGTATTGGATTTAGGGCTAAAATCATATTAAAGGCTTTCATGGCTGTTCCTGCTTGCACCATAACAAGTGTCATAACTGCCGTGTATGCTGTAAATATTGCTTGAGCAATGCCAGCGGCAATTAAGTAACCCCTATAAATTAAGAATCCGCTTGCCACCACAGCAAGGACAACGCCAAGAGTTTTAATTACAGCAATATTTTGTTGAAAAAATCTTAAAATTCCGCGAACAATTGACGCTAATATGTTAATTGCTTTGGCAAGAACAGCAACTCCAATAGTGCTGGCAGTTGCCATTACCTTACCTATTTGAACTATCACAGGTAATAAAGGCTTAAAAGCACTTAGTAAATTAGCAAGTGCTTTTCTAACTTGAGTTGAGGTAAGCGCTAAAGTCACCATAACCACAGGAAATACTTTAAGCCCCTGTAGGAAATTGCCAAGAATAGGCAAGTTGCGTAATAAATCGCGCCCAGCAAAGGTAGCAAAACCAGCACCAGCGGCAGCGATAACAGGCAAAAGTGTTTCAAATGATTCTGCTAATTTTCTAACAGGAGTTATTGTTTTATTTGTTGTCTCTAAAAAAGCACCTGTGTATTTAGTTGATTTATCAAGTTCGCCAATAAAAAGAGTAATTTTATCAATTAAAGAAACAAAAGGTGCAGTTAATTTTGTTAAAACCATTTTCATTGCTTCAAAAACTGCTTGAACGGTTTTGCTTTTTTCAGATGCTTTAGCGAGGGCTTTTACGAGGTTGTAAGCAGAAAAGATTAAAGGTCCAAAACCTGCAAGTAAAACTTTACCTATTGAAACTGAAATTTCATTTTGTACACGAGCAAAAGACCGAAGAACTTTTCCTGGGCTTGTCATAGCGGCTTCGTAAGTTCCCGCGACTTTAGCACCTTCAGCAAGCGCCCCATTGAGAACCGCTGTTTGTTTTTCCGTGTAAGTTAATTGAGAGGCAGTCTTACCAATACTTTTTGCAAATGACTCATACATTTGACCAGCAGATTTTTGAATACCAACTGATTTCAAAACTTCGCTTCGACCTGTAATAACAGCGTGAGTAAGCATATTGAAAGTATCAGAAGAGTTCATACCGCTAATAACGGCTAAATCTTGCGCAACTCGAGCAAGTTCTGAGGCTTGCGTTAAGTTGATATTATTTTGTGCAAATTTTAACGCCGCTTTTTGTGCAATTTCCATTTCGATACCGTTTGCTTTAATAGCATCGGTTGAATCTCTAATTGCTTGATAACCAAGTCCAGTTGATTTACCGACTGCGTTCATAGCAATGTCTAACTCATCAACGCGAGCGGCAGCGTTAAAAGATTTCAAACCAAGAGAAATAATTGCTACGCCAGCAGCGCCAGCGGCAACACCAATTCCAAGCATAGAACCGCGAAGGCGATTTGCTGTTTTTGAAAAACCCTCAGCGGCTTGCGTGGCTTGTTGGAATCCGCGTGTAAATTGTGCGGTCTCAGCGGTGAGCCGAGCGCGGACTTCCATTGTTGGGGCTTCAGCCATTATCTTCTTGCCTTAGCCTTTCTCTCCGCTTTTTCACGCTCTTTTCCTCGAAGGACATAAAGAGCAGACCATTCAGTTAATTCGAGACTAGATAGGGGGCGGTGGGCTGGACTTCCGTGAAGAAGTTCACCCACCGTCCTACCTAATTCTTCTGCAAGTTCAAAAAGAAACCTATGCTCAGGATTCTTCAGGAAATCGTGCTTGTGCTTCGTCTACCGCCTTTTCAGAAAGACCTGAATTGTTCAGTGCCTTTGTAGCAAGACGCTCAATGATTGAACCATTCTTTGAAAGGATGGCTTCTTTATCTTGAGCAGTAAATACTGGTAGACCTGTTGTTGGGTCGTAAACAGTTGCAATTACAGTCAGTGCGTACATTGCCCCGACATCGGTTTTGTCGCCCTTTGCGGCGCCTTCACCAAGTTTGGCTCTTTCGTTCGCTGTCATTGAGCGAACTTCTACAGTTACACCCCACTCAGGAATCTCGACGAGTTCCTTCGTGATGTCATCGCTACTAAAAATTGCTTCTTTTAGACTCATTTATTTCTCCTTGGACACTAGGTTGGTCACGATATATTAAATTGTATTAAATTATGCTGAATAAGTACCGCGTGTAACGGCACCTGTCACTTGGAACTCTGCTGAGAAAGTTACAACATCGCCAACTGCGCCACTCTTCTCGTAAGAAGTCATGAGGCACTCGCCTGTGTACTTTGAATCTCCATTTGCTGAGCCTTCAGGTCCATACTCAAACGACAAAGATGCCGCTTGTCCTAGAACCGCGCTGAGGTGTGTATCAACTGTTGTATCGAAGTTACCTGAGATTGAGATAGTTGCATCGCTCAAACCAACAATGTAGGTCTTTGCGTTTGAACCAAAACTTGTAGTTTCGGCTGTTTCGATTGTCTGTGGGAATGAAACATCTGTCAGCACATCGCTGATAGTAGTTATACTTCCCGCTGCATTGTCCACCTTAAATACGGTGGCTTTACCGTGTGTGAATGTAGGCATTAGTTTCTCCTTGCGAAAGCCACTACTGGGGTGGCGCTACCTGTGGAACCTGCAACCGTGTAGTTCACGCGCAGGTATCTTGCTACGGCTCCAGCAACTTCAACTCTTTGAGAAGTTTTCTGTGTACTGGTGACCTCCGTAAAGGTAATCAAATCAGTAAAAGTCGAGTTGTCGGCTGACTGTTGGACTTTCACTGTTATGTTGCCATTACGAGTATTAGTTGGAACGCTTACGAAGCCTACTCCACCGTTTGTGGATGCGGCTCCATTATCAACAGATGTTCCATTTCCTGTTGTTGTTACTGCTGTGCCTGAAGAAAGAATTCTTCCATGCTCAACTCCGTCGCTTGACTGGAATTCAGCGCTTGTTTGTACGACATCTGCAACTGCTCCTGAAACTTCATATGATGTGTTATCTGCCTCTAGGACGATAGCGGTTGCTCCGACTGAATTTCCTGAAGGTGCAACAACAACCAACTGCTTTGTGGTTGAACCAAGGACTGCTGAAAAAACAACATCTGTTCCTGTTGTAGTGCCATCAAACATCCCGCTAAGTGAGACGGTGCCGTCTTGTAGTCCGACAATGTACTCTTTTGCTGATGAGCCAAAGGCTGTAGTTTCGGCGGTCTCAATAGAACTTGTCGCCGAAACATCATTAAAATATGTTGAAAAATCAAATTCATTTACAAAAATATTAACATTTTTACCATGTGCGAATGTAGGCATTATTTAGTCTCCTCAACTGGGCGCTGGAATGGTGTGCCGTCTTGGAGGAATCCGTCGCCATCGCCATCTGTTGCGTCAGCATCAAAGCCATCAGGCTCGGCTACGACGGCTACAGGGGTCTCTTCGATTGACTCTTCTACAACAGGCTCGACTGCAACAGGCTCTTCAGCCTTAGTTGTTTTTTTATTTACATCTTCAATTGCGCCGACTTCAAGAAGCCATTTGACTGAACTTGGTGCTAAATCATTTACAACATCGCCAATTTCAGCGCGTTTGTTTGGTGGGTAATCGATACCCTGCAAGACTCGGTACTGAGCCATCTTTAACCTCCTATGACGGCGCATGGGTAGCCCAAGTACACCGTCTAAGGTCACACGGACACGGAGGTAAGACGACTAACTCGGGCGACTAGCGCACAGTAGTCAAAGTGTATCGCATCAACTTTTTTACAAATTAGTAGTGCGTCGAAGTCTTTCTTCTTGAATCATATTCAAAGTTAAAAAGTAACCGATTCCATCTACCACTGTGTCAGGCTTGGATTGATTGACCTCACGGGCTACCTTCATTCCCACCATGCAAAGGGCTACTTGCTCGGCAGAAACCTCACAGCCGAGGATTACAGACCATATCTTTGATGCCCTAGTAAAGTTATCTAAAGGATGCCCGTAGGCGTCCTGACGCTCTCCTGAGACCAACTCAGCGGCATACATGGCGATGTCTCTCGGGTCGTTCATAATACTTGGATGTCCGAGACTCCCGTTTGACTCACAACAAAGGTTAGAACCCCCACATCGGCAATCTCCCCCGTCGATTGTCTCCACCATACGCTTCCCCCGTCGAGGGCTGGTGCTTGTAGCCATTTGACTCCTCCCCAATCTGCAAGTTTGAATGAATGGTAGTGACCAGTTACTAAAATGTCACAATCACCAATTCTTTGACGACCTAGCGTTTGGTCAGCAATCCACCTACGCAACTTAGCCTCAACTCCAGCACCAGCGCGAGCAAGGTGTCCGTGAGTAATTCCGATAATTTTGCCATGAACTTCTATAGTAAGGCTCAACTCTTCGGTTGGAATTGCAAAACTGATATGACCATAGGCTTCAGGATTAGCCTGAAAGATTTCTGCTACTGACTCAACAAGTGCCACATCGTCATTATCGTTAAGGGTTGTAAAGGCTTTACCGTTCTTTCGGTTTTCTCCGTGGTTTCCGCCAATGGCTGCAACTTTAATCTCAGGGACAATCTTTGACCAACGGATAAGGGCATCTCGTAAGAGGCGTCGAGCAATCTTTACTTGGTCTCGTCTATCAACTTCAACTGTAAAGGTCTGAATGTCGTAGTGACCATCGCATCCTTCTACTAAGTCACCTAAGCAAAGAACTGTAAGTGAATCAATAGGACGACCTATCTTTTTTAATTCTTTCAATCTGAACTCAACATCATCAATAGCCTGAAGCCATCGACCAACTAATCCTTTGAGACCGTCACCATCTCGTTTACCTACTTGCCAGTCAGAAACACAAACAACTAGGCTTGCTCCTCCGACAATTTCTTTTCGCTCTCTCGGTTTATGTTTTTTAATCTCTGTAATTAGGGCTTCAATATCTGCAACTTCTTGCTTGCCTTTGCGAACTACTTTGCCTTTCCATTGACGATTAAGAATACCTAAAGTATCGCCCCACACATTGAAAAGAACTGGCTCAACAACTGTAAAATGTTCAGGGTCTAATCCCCAAAGTTTAAGAACTCCCGACCAATCAGGATGAGAGTCACCTTCAATTGGCTCAGTGGTAATTGTTCCTTCATCGCCTTGCCAACTTACACCCGGCAACCATTCGGCTTTTCGTTCTCGAGGCTCGGTTTTTTTAACCGAGTTCATCTCTGTAGTTTTTAGAAGGTCATTGAGGGCATCATCAAGATTCACGAGAACACTTACACCCGTCTTTACCCATAAGGCGTCGTCGATGTCTACGCATAACATCTGAACTAATTGTCACGCCATATTTTTCAAGCAACTCAGCAAGTCGAGCAGAATTCACATCAGGATTTGTCATAATCTCGTGAATCTTACTCCTAAGAGGTTCTTCAAGACTTGAAGTAAATCTTCCTACGGAGCATCCTTCGAGTTGTCGGCTTAATCCGATTATTGAATCAAGAGCATTAAATAAATCAGCCTGATTTATTTTTGGACTTACATCTTGGACACCTGATACTCCACGGGCGCGTTGCACTTTCGAAGAGGAGCCTGTCGCATTTCCAGCATCGCTGGAACTCATCGGTTGTTGCGTTTCTGCCATAAGCGTCTGCCAATCTCTCTATTGGTGTGTCTGCGGATGAACTTGTGGAGTCCATCTTAAACTACCTCGAGGCATTTACGAAGATTTGATTCGGCGTGGCTCATTTACATTCTAACCAAACATCTAAAATTAACAGATACAAGTGGACGGTATTTTGGGTCTACACCTAATAAGTTTACTGAACCCATAGGCTCAACTCGCATTACATGAACTCCTGAGATTGTCTGCTCAAGAACTGAGGCAAGCAATAATCGAATTGAATCGGCTTTGTCTCGAGCGGTTGGATAATCCTCGCGTCCTGCTCGGCAGATAATTTGAAGCATCGGATAGTCAATTCTTATTCCACCTGCTCCCATTGTAAAGGTGGGTGAACTGCCTGAGTTTTCATAGATGGCTACGCAAGCATCGGGAGTTTCGGGCAAAGTACCTAAAAATAGGTTTGTTCCCAAAGTGCCTTGAGATGTGTGGGCGCCAAAAGCACTCGAGGTGTTTTGAAGGTAATCACCTATCGATTCAAGAATTGTTGCCATTTGACCTATCTCCCGTTTCTAACAATGTGCATTATTCTACGCGATAGGTTTTTTTGGATTTCAGGGATTGCTTCCATCAGAGGTTGCTCAAGGTATTTAGCCTGAGTTGGAGGATTATGGTAATTGCCTATGATTTCATGGACATAAAGAGCGTAAGGCGCGGCGGGACCACCATAGAAAATATCCACAAAGTAACCCGTTGCTCCCATTTGAGGAGCAGAGACTCCTCCTGAGCCACGAAGAACTCCCGTATCAACTGGGACTAAAACTTGTGACTTAGCAAAAATAAGGTTGGCTTCTTCATAAATTGCTTTAGCAACTGCTAAAGGCGACTGTTCACGAGCAAGTTTTAGAACGCTTTGAAGTTGTATGTCACCTTCGAGAGTGAAGGTATAGGTGTTTGCCATGGTTATCTACCAAAGCGTACGACGGTGTGATGCGCTCCGTTTTCATCTGATAACTGGTCTACTGCATTGATTGTAAAAGTGTCCGCCCCGACAACCATTCTGTGACTCACCGTAATTGATGTAAAAGGTCCATTGCTAATAAATCGCCCAATATCTACAACTTCAACTCCTTGTACATCTTTGGACTTAGTAGTGTCATAAATTAAACGACCAGTTGCAGTTACATTTGTTTGTGACGCACCAAAAGTAGGTTTGTTATATTTATCAACTGAAGCCTTTGGGGTAAAAACAACCGTATCGGTCATGAACTCCGCGACCTTGGAATAGATGGCTTCCATGCTCTACCCCTTAGTTTGGTCGTGTATCTAAATCATTATGTGAATTTGGGTTTTCCATCATTCCAGCATAGAAGTCTGTGTTGTGATTGATAACTACACGGTCAGCCGTTGATTGAAGGGATTGAGCGTTAGCAAAAGGTCGTGGTGGAGATTTACGCATTTGACGCGCATAGATGTTGTTAGCCAACTCTTTGTAGTGAGCAATCTTTCCTGCATAAGACTCTGAGACAGAGATGTCTCCGACGCTCTTTGAGGATGAATCTGCCTCTCTTGCAAAACGAGCAATAAGGATTTCAGCCGCTTCTCTTGCAGCACTGTAGGCATCCCCACTCCACTCGGTAACAATGTAATTTAACTCTTCATCCGAGAAAAGTTGGTCACTGCTATTTGTGTCGCTAATTAAGAAACGAACATAATTACGAGTCGATGTACTTGGGTCTCCTGAATAACTCCATGTCATCACATACCACCAAGCATAAAATTGATTGTGCGAACTGAGTCATCTGTAGCCGAGCCAGTAAGGGTGGCGTAAGTAGACGCCGCTGTAGCGGTAGTCAGGTAGTCATTAAGTTCAGTATCTACATCGGTAGCAAGATTAAAAATGTCGGTATGTACGGCAGGATTATCACCTGCGGTTGGGTATCGTAAACCTTTGGATGTTGTACCTGGCATTTTATACTCCTATCTCTATCCAAGATAAAGATTCTTCATTCCACAACCAAAGACCTTCTACTGGTTTTGGTGTTGGGGCTTGCCAATCAAAGTTTTCGTCAAGTATCCAAGATGCAAAATTTTGAGGCGTTATGAAAACATTATTGACACTATCGTAAAAATCACCAACGCCAGCATATTTTTTACGCATTGTGCTGTTGTATGAAGTTTGCGCCCATTTGGTATCTGCACCAAAAAGTGCTTGACAGAATTCAATGCCTTTAGCCTCTGACTCAATGCCATCAACTAAGAGTTCATTATTGTGAACAACAATCACATTTGTAACTAAATTGTTGTCGTCGAGTTGCGCGAAGTGTGCCATTAGAAAGTTATAGTCCCGCTTCCAGTATAAGTATAAGTACGGAATCCACCTGATGTAACAATCGTAGGGGAACCAGTTGTTCCCGCCGCTAGTGGATATGAATCGGCATATTTAATAACAACCACACCTGAACCACCGTTACCGCCATAACCAAATGCTGAACCGCTTGAAAAACCACCACCACCAGCACCGCCACCTGTATTTGCCGTTCCGTCTGCTGCATCATAAGGAGTTGCTCCGCTTGAACCACCTGTAACACCACCTGCACCTGGAGTATTACCAACAGAAGTACCGCCACCGCCACCACCACCGTGAGCAACACCTAAAAGTGTAGCCCCAGTTCCACCAGCACCACCCGTTGCGCCACTACCAGCAGAACCATTAGTAGTCGTGCCTCCACCGCCACCGCCTGCAGTGCCTGGAGCAAGACCACCACTAAATACGCCTGTACCCGCAGAGCGACTTGCTGAACTACCGCCACCTGCTCCTTGCCCTCCGCCACCTGAGCCAGCAACACCGTTTTGTGGGTTTTGGCTTCCGCCACCTAATCCACCGCCACCACAAACAACAGTTCCAAATGATGAGTTATTACCATTAGTACCTAGTTGCGCTGAAGTGCCAGTATTTGTTCTTCTATCTTCAAGTCCTCCTGCACCAACTACTATTGTATAAGTGCCTAAAGCAGAAAAAGATGTAGTTAGTTTGAAACCTCCTGCGCCACCTCCGCCACCACCTACTTCACTACCGTAACTGCTGTCGCGAGATGTACCGCCACCACCTCCAGCCCCAATAACTAAAAAGTCAATAATTGTTGGAGGAAAAATAAATGGTGTTTGACGCAAAGTAATGGAACCCGTAGTCAGTTCGCTGGCTTGGGATGACGGAATCATTATCCGTTGTAGTCCTAGATGGGTTGTCATTACCGTACCTTTCCTTTAATACTAGATTACGAGCGTGTCTGCTTCTTCTGCTGTTAGTGGTTCGCCAGCGATAAGTTTAGCCTTCGCACTTGCTTTAAGTGTAGCAAGGGCTTCAGCCTGTGCTGTGCGCTCTGCTTCTTCAATGGCGTAAGCCGCCACAGCAACTTCTCGTTGAGCAATCTCTTCTGCTGTCAATGGTAGAACCTCAGTTATACCAGTTGAGCAGTCTACGACTACCTTCGTTAATTCATCGGACATATTTTTCTCCTTTCTCCTTTATGAGTTCTTTATACCGTATAGATAAAATGATGAACCTGATAACAAACTAGCGCTACCTTCAATCGTTATTGATGTGATTGCAGAGGAAGAACGATATAAACCAGCAAGAACACTTAATTCATTGTTAGTATCGCTGTTGTTTAATGCAGTATCAAAAGTAGAAAATGGTTTATTTGTTGTTCCTGTGTAATTTGCCATATATAATTGATTAGATGAAAAAGTATTTGCAGTACCGCTATTTGCAATACCTAAAACGGAAAACCCTGTAGCACTTGAACTTCTACTAGATTCTGATACACGGGGGTTGCTATTATCTAAACGCAATCTAGTGCGAGAATATAATGCAGAACTATCACCGTTAAATGTAACAAAAACTGACCCTATCGCACTTGCGCTGTTTTCACGAAAACTGTAACGCAATAATAAATCTGTAAAAGTGCTAGGGATTGCAGAAAAAGTTACAGAAGCCGTTGATGTGCCTAGTACATTGGATGAAATAAATGTAAATGTATTGGCTGCCATTTATTAAGCCCTCAAAATTCCATAGAGAGTTGCGGTAGAACCTGTTGCAAAGTTATTTGCGCTATTTGGAAAAATATCAATTCGGTTAATTGTTGAAGTTGAACGCCATAGCCCAACCATTCTTTCAACGACACCACTACCATTTTTATCGCCTGAACCAGTAACTAAACACATTTTTAATCTTGAAGTTGAATACTGAAAAATATCTACTTCGTAGACTGCTGGAATTGTTGTAGTAGAATCTATTTGATTGGCTATATTTACCTGTGTAGCGGTTCCTCCGTGTAAAGCACTTGCGCTTGAACCATTACCACTTAATCTTCCCCAAGTGTAATTTGCTCCTGTGTCATTATTGTAAATAATATAAGCGCCGATTGTTGAAGCGCTGGCTAACGCACTTACTACTAACCTTAAATCTGTGTAACTTGCAGAAATGCCTGAAAATGTAATAGACGCCGCGGAAGTGCCTAAAGTAGTGGTAGCCAGTGGCTCGTATGTTGCTGGCATTTACGCCGCCCCCTTAATTCCGTATAATGAAAAGGTTGAACCCGATGCCCAATTAAAGCCATTATTTTCAATAGAAAATGCAACAGCCGTTACTGCGGATGTACTTCTCCATTGCCCTGAACCTAAAGTTATTGTGCTAGTAGCATCAGTCCAACCACCAAAAAATTGAAGTCGTTTGAAAGCAGTCGTAGAGGTGTAATCATGAATATCAACAATTCCTACCGAATATATGTTCGAAGTATTACCATCTTGAAGAGTGTGACCAACATCCATTCTATTGTTATTTGCCGCTGAGGTAAAATCTACATTGCTTGCACTATGAGAAAAAAGTCTTTGGTTATCATATGGAGTTCCAGCCTGAACACTATTTAGGAGCATAGAAATTGATGTTCTTGCGGTTCCTGCTTGACTTGAACGACCTATAAAACGCACTTGAAGATGAGTATAAGTTGCAGGAATACTTAAAAACTCAGCATAGCCTTGAGTACCATTTAATGTAACAGTTGCAATCGATTCATAAGCAGTAGGAAAAACAAAAGCCTGTTTTGCACTCGGGGTCGTTAAAGTACCCGACAACAAGGTTGATACCTGAATTGACGGGTTCGCACCTAACAAACGGCTTGGTAGCGACACTTGTTATTTCCTATCAGGTAGTTGTTACGCGGTTTACGAATCCTTGAACCATGACAACATTTGTTGTTCCAGCAAAAGCACGGACAACAAGGGAGTTACGGAGTACTAAGTCAGGCAAAATAAGAGTTAATCCTGATGCCGCTGGGATTGACAACTTAATTAAATCGTCAGGGTCAGAAACTCCACCGTACTCAATAGTTAAGTTTACGGCTGAGGCTGATGAGTTGTGAGCATAGAGAGTGATTACATCACAATCTGACGCGGAAGATGTCGCTGTGTGAACTAGAGTTCCAGCAGTTGCAGTCGCGCCAATCTTGATTCCGCGACCGTTTGTTGAACCCGATAAAGGGATTCTTGATACTGTTGTTGGCATTTATTTTCTCCTTATGCGAATACCTGCACCGCGAAGGCGAAGGCTTGGTCGTTGGCTGTTGTTCCTGCGGCTGGTGTAGTCCATTCAACTATTCCCCCAGCAGAAACAGTTAAAAGTTGTCCTGCTGTTCCTATGCCGAGTCTAGCAGGGGTGTTAGCACCTGACGCATAGATGATGTCGCCTGTTGTTGTTACGAGAGAATTATTGATTACCCCTGAAGTTAGAGCAACCGTACCTGTTGTATCAGGGAAAGTAATTGTTCTATCTGCTGTTGGGTCTGTAATTGCTAAAGTTGTTTCAAAATCGTTGGCTGTTGTACCTTCAAAAACAACTGAACCGTCATTAAATATGGCTCCAGTAATTACAGGACTTGTAAGGGTTTTATTCGTAAGAGTCTCAGAAACATCTTTCAAAAGAGTTCCGTTTACATAGTAAGCCTTGCCTGTAGCAAGATTAAAGTTTTCTGAAGATGTCCAAGCATCTGTTGAATCAACCCAGTTAAGTGTCTTGGTAGTTGTACCGTTAAGTGAAATACCGCCACCATCAGCGTTTACATCGGTTGGGCTTGTAACATCGTTAATAACAATGTTCTTATCCTCGACAACAAGGTTTGT